AAATGTTAAAAAATTATTACTAAATGGATAATAGCATTGAAATAAAAAAATGGCTAGAAGATAGGGGTGATTATACACACAACCTCACATATGACTTAAATGGAGACTCTATTATAATAGATTTAGGCGGGTATACAGGTGTGTGGGCTGAACAAATAATCAAGAAATATAACCCTAATGTCTATATAATAGAACCCGTAACTGAATTTTATGAAACTATGGTTTCCAAATTTTCAAATAACAACAAGGTTCGTTTAATGAATGTTGCTGCCGGTGTAGAAAATAAATATGGTACAATATTTTTACAAGGCGATGGAACATCATCTAATCTAAATACAGGTGAATCAATAAAAGTCGAGTTTAATACGATTGATACTATTTTAGAAAAATGGGGTTTAGATGAAGTAGATTTAATGCAAATAAACATTGAAGGTGATGAATATCCTGTTTTAGAACATATGTTAAAAATAGGATCTATAAATAAATTCAAGAACATACAAATCCAATTCCATTTTATCGGAGATTATGCTACAAGAAGGGATAAAATAAGAGAAGGTTTAATTAAGAACGGTTTTAAGAATAAATTTGATTATCCATTCGTTTGGGAATCATGGTATAAATAAAAATAAAATTATGTCATTTGAAATAATCGCAGATTTTGAGAAAGCAGTATCTAAATTCTTTGGTGCACCATATGCAGTTGCAGTCGATAGTTGCACGCATGGTATTGAACTTTGCTTAAGATACACAGGGGAGAAAAAAATAAATGTGCCAAAAAGAACTTATCTTTCAGTTCCTTTTCTAGCAGAAAAAATGGGACTTGAAAGACAATGGAGGGATGAGGAATGGCAGGACTACTACACCTTAAATTACGGCGACAGAAAAATTATAGATGCTGCAGTACTTTGGAAAAAAGATTCATATATTCCTAATACTTTTATGTGTTTAAGTTTCCAATATCAAAAGCACTTAAGCATAGGAAGAGGTGGTATGATTCTATGTGATAATGAGAAAGATTATATAGCATTGAAAAAAATGAGCTATGATGGTAGACTTCCAAATATACCGTGGAGAGATCAAAACATCGACATGGTAGGGTATCACTATTACATGACACCCGAATCTGCACAAATCGGCCTATCTAAATTAGAGGATGCGATAAAAACAGAACCTAGGAAATGGGTTTACACGGATTGGCCAGATTTAACAAAAATGAAAGTATTTGATGACACACAATTAAGTACACTAGAATATTGTGAAAAACATAAAATAGATCCTTATCTACAAACAAAATAAATTTTTATGAAAAAACGAGCATTTATTACAGGAATAAACGGACAAGATGGTAGTTACTTAGCAGAATATCTTTTGTCTTTAGGATATGAGGTGCATGGTATGGTTAGAAGAAATTCAACTTCAGAAAATCAATCAGCGCGCCTAAATCCAATTATAAAAAATGAAAACCTTTTTACACATTATGGTGATTTAACAGACCAGACCTCAATTGAAAAGATTTTAACTGAAGTTAAACCAGACGAAATCTATAATATAGGGGCACAGAGTCATGTTAGAATTAGCTTTGATGTTCCGCAATATACCGTTCAAGCAAATTCAATTGGGGTTATAAATCTATTAGAGGCTTACAAAAGAATTGTACCTACTGCAAAATTTTATCAGGCAAGTTCAAGTGAAATGTTTGGACTCTCTGTAGATGAAGATGCATTTCAAAGAGAAACTACATCTATGAATCCTGTTTCACCTTATGGTTGTAGCAAGGTTTTTGGTTACAATATTGTTAGGCACTATAGGAGAGCTTATGGTTTACATGCATGTAATGGTATTCTTTTTAACCATGAATCTCCAAGAAGAGGTTCTAACTTTGTAACAAACAAAGTTGTTAAAACAGCATGTGAAATTAAACTAGGACTGGAAACAAAACTTGAACTAGGAAACATGGATTCTTATAGAGACTGGGGCCATTCTAAAGACTATGTTAAAGCAATGCATGCTATAATTAACCATGATGAGGCTGATGATTTTGTCGTTTCGACTATGGAAACACATAGTGTACGTGAAATGTGTGACGTTGTCTTTAGTTATTTAGGCATGGACTACAGAGACTATATTGTTCAAAACCCTAAATATCTTAGACCTGAAGAGTTACCTTATCTAAGAGGAGATTCGACCAAAGCAAGAACTACACTAGGATGGAAACCTTCTTATACCTTTGAATCTATGATGCATGAAATGTGTGATCATTGGTTAGACGTGTTACAGGGGATAAAATCTACTAGATAACTAATGGATAAAATCTATTCTATTCTTAAAAAAGAATCTGATGCAATACTAAGTATACCCTTAGATAATCTCTACGGCGATGTAATCGACGTTATAGAACATTCTGTCCATGTTAGAAAGGGTAAACTTATATGCTCAGGCATGGGTAAAGCTGGTCAGATAGCCCTAAATATGGCCACTACATTTAGTTCTACTGGAACCTGTGCTGTGTATCTTCATCCAAGTGAAGCACAGCACGGGGATCTAGGTATTGTAAGGGAAAATGATGTCCTATTACTTATTTCAAATTCTGGGAAAACCAGAGAAATAGTAGAGCTTATTACTCTTGCCAGAAATCTGCACCCAAAGATACAAATCATCTGCATTACTAGAGAGCCAGAGAGCCCATTGGCCGCAGGTTCAGATCTTGTTCTATACACTGGGCTGACAAAGGAAGTTTGTCCATTGGGCCTTACGCCAACTGTTTCGACTACAGTCATGACCGTTATAGGTGACATATTAGTTACACTTATGATGGAGCGAATAGGCTTTACTAAAAAGGAATATTCACTGAGACACCATAGTGGTTATTTAGGACAAGTTTCCCGAGGAGAATAAACAGTCTATAAACAAGACATATAAGAAAAAAAACTTATATGTTCAAAAAGCTTTACGAATTACGTCCGACTCTGGACAAATTAAGACACGTCTTAAAATCTTTAAGTTACAGGATTTATTCTACCTGTATTACAATCACAATCGCATATGTCATATCCGATGATATTGATAAAGCCATGTCAATTGGAGGTGTTGACTTTGGCGTTAAACTTTTTACCTACTATATCCATGAGCGTATCTGGTTCTATATCCCGTTTGGTTTACAAAGACCTCGTAAAATACATGCTGAAATTACATGGGAGCCTAATAGCGAATCTTGGACCCAAGTTGCTTTTATACAAAGCGAACAGGGTAAAATAAGAAAACGCGCTAAAATCTTAACAAATGGTCAAGGTGATTACAGAGCTGTTTTATCTTCATACAATTCTGATACAAAAGCTAGGTTTAACGATATATTATCCGGTACTAAAGAAACAATTGAAAACAACTTAAATATCAAATTATAATGGCAGAAAATTTACATTGGCACGAACACACAGTGAGCCGTGAGGCGAAAGAAAAATTATTCAAACAATCAGGTAAAGTGCTTTGGTTTACGGGACTTTCAGGTTCTGGTAAATCAACCCTGGCAAATGCAACTGAACATACCCTACATCAATTAGGTTACAAGACTATGGTTCTTGATGGCGACAACATCAGAATGGGACTTTGTAAAGATCTAGGCTTTTCAGATGAAGCACGTAAAGAAAACATTCGACGTATCGCAGAGGTTGCAAAACTATTCGCAGAATCTGGTACAATTGTCTTGACAGCATTCATTTCACCTTTCAGATCTGATAGAGATGCTGCTAGAGAAATCATAGGTGAAGACTTCATTGAGATATTTGTTGATACTCCACTCGATGTGTGTGAACAAAGAGATCCTAAGGGTCTTTACAAAAAGGCAAGAGCTGGTCAGATCAAAGGCTTTACTGGTATTGATTCTCCGTATGAGGCTCCAATCAAACCTGAAATGAAGATTGATACTACTGCAAATGATATCGATACCCTTTCTGCAGGTATTTCAGCATATTACACTACAATGTTTGCTAGTAAAGAGATCTCTAATCTAGATAAACGTAAGACTATTGCAATTGACTTTGATGGTGTAATTCACAAATACTCTAAAGGTTTCCAAGGCTTAGCTAATGCATATGATGAACCAATGGAAGGTACATTTGAGGCACTTACTAAATTGAAGAGCCTAGGCTTTGACCTAAAGATTATGTCTAGTCGACCAGCACCAGTAATTGAAGCATGGTTACAAGACTACGGCATGAGTGAGTTAATCACAGAAGTTTCCAATCATAAATTTCCTGCTACCGTTTATATCGATGATAGAGGCTTTAAATTTGAATCATGGAATCAGGTAGACGATATAATCAATCTAATGAAATAATGCTGGATGAATTATGGTGCAGTTACAGCGATTTACCATCACCATCAGCTTATGACACAAAATACAATAATATGAAAGAAGCAAAAGACCTAGGTAACGGTTGGTCAGTTACAAATCACGGTGGTCAGCCAATGGGCCTGACAGATAAACAGTATGCAATTTTCGTTGGTCGTTTTCAACCACTTCACAACGGTCACATTGCCTTATTCCGTCAAAAACTAGATGCAGGTACACCATTGTTAATCATGGTTCGAGATCTTCAACCAGACGAGCGCAATCCATTTACTACTGAACAGACAGTTAGTATGTTAGAAAAGGTATTCGCCGGTGAAGATGTAAAAGTTATGATTATTCCAGACATTGAAAGCGTGAACTGGGGCCGAGGAGTTGGTTATGAATTAAATGAGTTCGTACCACCTGCAGATCTTGGAGCAGTATCTGCTACAGCAATTAGAAATGGTATCAAAGAAGGTAATGAAGATTGGAAGACAATGGTGAACCCAGTTATCCATGGGGATATTATCACTTATCTTAAAGAAAATAATCTAATAATCGCGTAATGGAAAACTTATACGACTACGGTTTTTGGTTTAATACCTATGAGAATTTATGGTATGCTATACCTAGAAGTCAATGGACTCTATTTTTCTCAGGTAAAGAAGATATGCATGAAGTGGAAGGCGTGTACAGATCCGGTGAAATTGATACCCTTATTGCAGTGATTAGTAATCCTGATATTGTACAATTTTCTGAAGAAGATGTTATAGAAGATGATCTTGACGATGGCCATGAAAATTGGCCTGATGGCGATCACTGGGGAGAATAAACAAAAATATATAGTCAAAGAAGCATTATGAAATGTCTTACAAGACTATAGATAAAGTAACAAAAGGCAAATTAAGCCTCATCCTCAATAAGGGTTACTTTATTCGTGTAAAATTTGATAGGAGTGTTCTGGAACCAAATAGTTCTGGTACACTCCTTTCTTTTTTCTCGCCATTCGGTAAAAAAATAGATTTTGTCTGGAAAGTTAAAAACAATAAAATTGAGATCTCCGACCATAGTGGTTACAGGAGTTTTATGGTAGATGCCCATACAGAATATGGGATTAGAATTTATTTAAGAGGTGACAGATACTATGTTACCTTTTCTGGTGTTTGTAAAAACCACTTCAAAAAAATGTATACAGGTCGAAGATCGTTTTTACAGCGTTTCGTAAAAGGGCCTACTATTTCTAAGTTAGGTCAAAAAATATATTACAGCCATGAAGTACAGTAGAATTTTAAGTGCCGATGTTCAAATCGGGGAGCATCCAGGTTTTGCAGTGATTGAGTTACTAGATACTGGCAGACGAATTTATATAGAACGTTACTATCCAACACTTTCCGATATTGAGGTAGAAATAGCAGCATTTGAAGACAAAGAGGAAGTCATCAATGTTTATCCTGATGGGGGAGAATATTATGACTCTATACCAAAGGCTGAAAGAGTTTTCAAGTAAACAGCAATAAACTATTATTTATAGATTTTTCATTGTATATTTACAACATGAAAAATCAAAATCGTTATGGATATGCCTGCATCAATGAAACACTTGGTTACAAGGGCGTATCAGCTAACCGTCGCATGATAAAAAAGACCTTTGACCTCAAGGGTCTAGACTATGTCAGCGAACTGGTTATTGAAAACCTAAAAGACTTAAACAAGATCTTGATCTGGAATGCAGACCATGATATCACTTTGTATCGAATTACCAGTGACCTATTTCCCTGGATGAGTGAATACGAAATCACTGAATTGCCAAGACAAAATGAAATACGTCAACTTCTTATAGAATGTGGCTCAACAGCCAATCTTACAGGTCAGCGTGTAACCATGCATCCTGGCCCATTCAATGTACTTGGTTCTCCAGAAGAGTCTGCAGTTAAGAAAACCATCAAAGAACTTAATCAACATGCGCAAATTCTAGATCTAATGGGTCTTGAACGTAGTTATTACTATCCGGTAAACATTCATGTTGGTGGTACCTATGGTTCTAAAGAGGAAACCATGGACCGGTTTTGTAAAAACTTCCAAAGACTAAGCGAGTCTGCAAAGAAAAGACTAGTTGTTGAAAACGATGATCGTGCCTCTATGTACAATGTAAAAGATCTCTATGAAGGTCTGTATCAAATTATTGGTATTCCAATCACATTCGACTATCACCATCACAGATTCAATACAGGTGGCCTAACCGAAGAGCAGGCCTTACGTATGGCATCAGAAACATGGCCGGTAACACAATTGGTTCACTATTCAAGTTGTAAAAGGACATTCGAAGACCCAACATCTAAACCTCAGGCTCATGCCGATTGGATCTATGAAAAGATTAAAACATACGGTTTATCACTAGACATAGAAATTGAGGCAAAGGCTAAAGAGCTAGCAGTGCTTGATTATTTTAGAAAACAAAATAATAAGTCACTGCTAAAAGATTATATTGAATTATGATAAACGAAATACCAGAATTTGAGTTAAGCAAGCCTGAAGATCTCAGGGGTTTTTTAGATGATAATAGACTTCAGATATCTATGTTAACTTTTAATGCAATTAAAAAGGCACTCGATGAAGATCTTCTTTATATGCCTGTCATGAAAATTAAAATTCATGATATGCCACTTGCTGTAATTACAGTAAAACGCGAGAACTTTGACGAGTCTTTAAATAAATGTCTCTTGCATTTCCAGGAAGCAGAGCACTATGAAGAGTGTGCAGAAATTTTAAAGATCTTAAATGACGAGAGGGTAGGATAATGGAATGGTTGAATAAATATAAGAAAGAAAAGACGGTGAAGAAAGAGACACTTGACATGCTCAGGAATTTTTTTGGAGGAGAAATTGAATTTAGATTATCCAGTAAGATTAGGGACGAGATCAAAGAGATCTTTAATGAGGTGCAATACAACTTTGAAAGAAAGAACAATGATTTACAATTAGCCAAGGCTGAATTAGAGAAGTTAATCACTAAATCTAAATCTGAGCTTAAAAAAGCTAAAAAGTCTTTTAACAGGGGAGAAATCGACAGAGACACTCTGTTTGATTATGAGTATCGCTTAATTGAACTTAGAAATCAATTGGACGAGGTCATTGCAAAATTAAAGGGGTAAATTACCATGATAAATAAACCACGGTTAATAGATTAAAATAGAAATACCCAATGAAGTTAAAGACATTTGAACAATTCGTAATAGAGAGTTCTAAGTTAGTTGAAAATCTAATAGAGGAAAACGACTTCCGTAAAGTCTATATTGCACTCGATGATAGTGACCTAGAGGGTGATGAATTTTCATATAAAAAATTCTGTAGTTCAAATTTCTTTAAACCGCTTACCAAATCTACAACAGATCTGGATCCAAATCTTCCAATCTTAAACTACTCAAACGATACAATCAACCATTTCTGGACCGATCTTAATAAGGATAATATCTATAATTTACCCAAATATAGTGAAGAGGTTAGTAAAAAGGAACGTTTTCACCAGTTAGTGGGCCAACATGAAAATATACCACTTTCAGTATTTACTAAAAACCACGCTATCAACTACCTAGCATTTCCAGTCATTGCAAAACCAAGTGATAATCATAGTGGCTTAGGTATTCAGGTTTTCAAAACCGCACAGGAATTACAAGATAGTGACGGAGACTTCTCGGTATTTTCTGAGTTTGTCGATAAGGCTGAAGAGCATCGCTTTATGATATTCAATGGCCAGATTATGGCCTGGATGGAAAGACAACCCCTTAATCAAAAGGCCAAAACGGGTGAAGGTGATAAAGATGGTGAAATGGACTTTGCCTATGAATACAAAGTTGATGAAAAGTTACCAACCGAATATATCGATGTAATTAAGAAATTTGTGGAATTATTTCCAGATCTACCATACATGACACTGGACATTATGAAAGGTAAAGACGATAAGGTATACGTTATTGAAATTAACTCAAAGGCTGGCATGCCGTTTGATATTGCAATCAAGTTGTATAAGAATATCTTTAAAGACTTTTACGGTAAGAACGTTAATCCAGAGTCAGATAAGAATTTAGAGATGATGGCAACAGAGTTAAAGAAGATCACTCTAGATAAAGAAAAAGGTAAATTTACCATGCAAAATAGAAAGGTATAAAATGAGAAATTCATTAGAACAAACAAGACAAGAAAGTATTAGAGTATGGGCTCAAGCACAAAGAAATGCTTTACATGAGGCTGTTAAAAATACACCTGTGATTCCTCCAGCTGTTGCTGCTGGACTAGGTACTGGTAGCGGTGGTAGTTTCAGTGGTACACTAGACTTAGATGCTGTATTGCAACTACTAAATGCTGGTTATTCAACAATTACCGACGTTGTTGAATCAGGTCGTTTATTTTATTTTTCAGACGATGGCGAAGGTGAATCTAATTTAATAGAAGATGGCGGCTCAGACATGTATGACGGTGCTAACTATTTTAATACAAATTTAACCCAACCATGGGAAGACATCATCACCGATGATGCGGATTATGATCTTAATATACCTTACACTCATACACAAGACAACTTTGAAGATGTACCTTACCTAGATCCACCAATGGACGGCCAGGTTGAGGACGGTTCAAATTACTTCGGCGATGGTTCTAAGTACTTTACAAATATGTACCCGGGCCTATTTGTTTTAGCAGCAGATGGCATAACCATAGAACAGTTTTCAATAGGAGGAAACATAGGAACAGATGGTGATGCTGATATTGAAACACAGGTTATAGAAACAGGAGGCGGTGCGTGGACCCTGTTTACAAAAACAAATACTGACACTGACACTGGAGAAGAGGATCCAATTATAACACATCTTATACTTGTAAGAGGAAGCTCAGGCGGTCTTACACATCTAACAGATACGTCAGGTCAATATGATGACGATGGTATTTTCGGCCTATCAGGTAGATCTACTATATTTTGCCTGGTAATGGGTACAGAATGGGATCAAGGACCGATGGGTATAGTTCAAATGACACAAATAGCCACAGCCTTTCTAAATGTAATAAATCAAGCATAAGATGCTGCTAAAGTATAGTCAATTCATAACAGAAAAATGGTCAGGTGATAGTATTACTATCTTCGACGTTGATGATACCTTAACTGTTACTGCAGCCAAGATCAGAGTCCATGACCCTAAAAGTGGAAAGTACTTTGAGATCACCCCAAAGGAGTTTAATGAATACCAGAAAGATCCTGATCATGTCTTAGACTTTACTGACTTTAAGAACCCTGATATCCTGAAAGCAGGTCGTATCATTACCTGGGTTATGAGTATTTTAAGAAACACGATGGCAACTGAACGTGCAGTCGGTATCATAACTGCAAGAGATGATAAAGATCTTATCATCGACTTTTTAGCCCATCATGGTATCAGTATCAATCCCAGTTTTATATTTGCAATCAATGACCCTAAAGCCAATTTCACTGGTTCTATTGCAGAACGTAAAAAGCAGGCTTTTAAGAGACTAATTGATATGGGCTTTAGAAATTTCAGATTTTTCGATGATGATGCAGAAAACCTGCGTCTAGCTAAGGAACTTGAGAAAGAGTATAGCATAAAAATGTATACTAAGCAAGTTCGAAAGCAATTTTATGATTAAAAATTTTATGGAGTTTATTAACGAATCGGAGGTAGATTATAGAATCTTCTGCGACATGGACGGGGTTCTTTGTAACTTCGACAAGAAATTCAAGGAACTGAATAAAGACGGTCTATCATTTGAAGAGTATGAGGCCAAGCACGGTAAAACCAGTGGTTGGGATATTATTAAAAACAAGGGTGAAAGTTTCTGGTCTGAATTAAGTTGGATGCCAGATGGAGGAGAACTTTGGATATATCTAAACCAAATTTCTGCGCCAACTATTTTATCATCACCTAGCCGTGAGTATAGTAGCATTAAGGGTAAAATGAAATGGATCAATGCCAATCTGGGTATTTCACAGTCTACACCTACTACAAAAAGCAAAAACTGGGATAAAACATCCCGTATTATTTTAAGCTCACATAAACATCTCTATGTTTTACCGGATCCGAATGTCAAGTCTATTCTAATAGATGACACCAAGAGTAAAATCGATAAATGGGAGGCTGCAGGTGGTATCGGTATATTACACACATCTACATCTGAGACAATTACCAGTCTTAAACGTATAATTAAATAATTATGGAATATAAGAAAATAGCAACTTATGAAGCCCAAGAGGGTACCTTTGATAAAGTACTTTTGCTTTATTCAGGAGGTCTAGACACTTCAGTTATGTTGAAGTGGATTAAAGAAAAATACAACGCTGAGGTTTATGCGCTTTGTATTAACATTGGTCAAAATGAAGATTTTGAGCCAATTGTAAAAAAGGCTCTAGATCTAGGTGCAGTTAGATGTGAAGTTGTCGATGCTATAGATGATTATGCAGCCGACATTTTAAGTAATGCAATTTTGTTTAATGCAGACTATGAAGACGGTTACCACCTGTTTTGCCCACTTGGTAGAATTGCAATCGCAAAGGCTGCAGTCGAGTTTGCTAAAAGCTGGGGTATCAATGTTATAGCACACGGAGCAACAGGAAAAGGTAATGACCAGATTCGCTTTGATAACTATGTAACTACACTTGCTCCTGAAATTAAAATCTTGGCTCCGGTTAGAGAATGGGCAATGGGAAGAGAAGAGGAAATTGAATATGCTAAAAAACATAACATTCCAGTAACTGCCAGTTTAGAAAAGATTTATAGTTATGACGAGAACCTATGGGGTTGCTCAGCAGAAGGTGGTGAAATTGAAGACTTCAGTAAAATACCACCACTTGATCGAATTTTGAAATTTACTAATGCTCCCGAGTCTTGTGTTGATGAGGTAGAGTATGTTGAAATAGTATTTGAACATGGCATACCAGTTTGTATTGGAGATGTTGAAGCGTATGCTCCACTATACACGATAATTGAAGAGGCTAACACTTTAGGTAAAAGACATGGCTTAGGTATAACACATCTAATCGAAGACAGAGTAATCGGTTTAAAGGTAAGAGGTATCTATGAGGAGCCAGGTGCAGAACTTTTAATTAAAGCCCATAAAGCACTTGAGAAAGCAGTTTCAACCAGAGAGGAAATCTTGTTCAAAGAACAGGTAGATCGCCAATGGTCTCAACTGGTTTACGAAGGTCGCTACTATCACCCGTTGGTTAGTTCATTGCAATGTTTTGCAAAGTCTATGAACAATAAAGTATCAGGTGTTGTCGTAATGAGGCTTTATAAAGGTAGATGTGAAGCAGTATCGATTAGCTCAAATTATTGTTTGAATAACGAGAACTCTTCATTTATGAAAGACGATTTTAATCAAAACGCTAGTGCAGGTTTTATCGAACATTTCGGTTACACTCAACGTATAGCATATAACTTAAACAAAAATGGCAAAAATCTGGACAAAGAGCAACCAGGAGGAGACTACGGCTGCTAAAATCTTCTGTGACTTTACAACTGGCAATGACTATCAACTCGATGATGCCTATTTCTTAAAATATGACCTTGAGGCTAGTTGTGCCTGGGCTGAAGCCCTAGTAGAATGTGGTATCTATACTGAAGATGAGGCAAAAACTGTAGTACAGGCTTTACTTGATATCAATGAACTACATACTGCAGGCTTATTTAGAGTTGAAAAGGACGATGAGGACGGTCACACTGCAATTGAAAATAAGTTAATCGCGCTTGTTGGAGATCTAGGTAAAAAGATTCATACAGGTCGTAGTAGAAATGATCAGTCATTGACTATGATTCGTATGTTTATGACCGATGCCTTACGTGAAATAGACAATCTGTATACTCTACTTTCGATTAAACTGGCCAAGAAAATGACCAATGATGTTTTCATAGGTTATTCACATACCCAGCAGGCAATGCCTATCACAATAAGTCATTACTTTGGTAACTTTACTGAGGCTATAAAAGACGATTCTATGTTTTTGTCAGCTGCTTTAACCCAGATTGATAGATGCCCACTAGGAACAGGTGCCGGATTCGGTTCACCACTCAGGGTTAATAGATTAGATCTTGCCGATAAACTTGGGTTTAGAGAAGTACAAAACAATAGCCTGTATTGCCAAAACAGTCGAGGTAAATTCGAGTTAATCTATCTAAATGCTATTACACAAATAATGCTTACACTTCAGCGCATGGCGAACGATATGGTGTTGTATACTTCTAGAGAGTACGGTCTGTTCAAGATGTCTGATAGTCTTTCACAAGGTAGCAGTATGATGCCACAGAAAAAGAACCCTGATGTATTTGAAATGATCAGGGCCAAGACTGCAGACATATTTGCACTTGAAGAGCGTGTTAAATTTATCGTTAAAGGTTTACCTTCAGGCTATAATAGAGATCTACAAGAGATTAAAGCCTGTATCGTTGATGCCTATAATATCTCACGTAATTGTATCTACATTATGACCCTGGCCATGGACCATATTGAAGCTGACCATGGGGCAATCGCTGATAGATTACAAAAGGACATTGTAGCAGCAGACTATGCAATCAATAAATGTGTACAGGATCCAAGTCTTAATTTTAGAGATGTATACAAAGAGTCAACTGAAAACTTACAGATGACTCCTATTGAAGCCGTTAAGCTTAGAAAGTCAAAGGGTTCTCCGTTTAACCAATAATATATAGACTATAAAATAAAATTAGGAATGAAATACTTTAAACTATTTGAAAACTTCGTAAACGAGGCCAAGTCTGAAGTTAAATTAAAAGATTTAGACTTAAACAAACTTGACAAGATATTTGATTTACTAACGTCTCCACTTCCGGGTTTAGAAGAAATTGGTTATGATTCTGTATCAAATGAAGAACCAGGTTCTTTTAAGTATGTTACAAAGTTTCTTAAGAAGTTAGCTGAAGCACATGCTAAAGGAAATGATAAGTTTGTAAATTTTATATTTAATAATGCAGATACCTTCCCGTCTGAAGTAACAGTTCAAGATAATGTTACAGATTATCTTGAGGATAAAAAGCTTGCAAAACAAATTCAAGAACTTAACGATGCTTTTTACAGCATGAATTATAATCTTTATAATGCGAATGATAAAGTTATAAGTGCATACAACAGCTTAGCAGATCTTGTTGCAAAATTTAAGATATAATATAATATAAATAAATAAACAATGAAATACTTTAAACTATTCGAACAATTCGTTACAGAGAACAATCAACCTGTAAACGAGGCTAGAGAGATTACTAGAAGCTTTGATGGCTTTATAGTTACAGATCACGTCGCAAAAAAGAACTACAAGTTCAGATATGTTAAAGGCGTATCTGCTACTAAAACTGAAGCCGAAGCTATTGAAAAAATCGCGAAGAAAACGGGACATCCTAGTTCAGAATTTTCAATCGGTGGCTTTTTAGGTAGAAATGAATGGGATCAAACTCCTATGGCAGTAATAGAGTCTGTAAATGAGGCTTCTAAGTTCTATACCTTAGAAGACATGATTGACGATAACAAAGGTGAAAGAGATCTACAAAAGGCTGCAGCAATGTGTGCGGTTACTCTTGGTCTAGATCCTAAAGAAGTTGCAATCGTAACAACTGAAGATGATGTATATGACAAATATCAGTCTAAGTACAAGAGCTCTAAGTTTGCCCCATTCAATAACCCATCTGCAGACATGTCAACAGCATATGCGAAAGGTGATAACGTAATCACATTTAATGATGGTAACGTATCAGGTTTCTTTATTCCAGTTGAGTCTATGAATGAATCAGTTGTAAACGAAGCACCTACCAACCGATATCCTTCAACAACGGTAACTGCTATTGACGCAAAAAAGATGACGGCCGTTGCTAAAATAATTACAGATACTGAATTATTTCCAGAATTAGATGGCGAATCCGTATGCCCTAAATCAATGTCTGAAGTTAAAGATACTATTGATGTTATTGTAAAACTTCCTAAAGCTTTGGCAGGTGATTATGATTCGTTTGGAAAGTTTCTTGATAAAATGGCTGACAAGTACGGAGCGGATCAAGTTATCTGGATGAACGCTGAGAACGCTGATCAGATCGAGGATTCTAAACTTAACTCTGTATTTAGTGAACTTGAAGAGGCTTTAAGCGATTTAGATACTTGTTTTGCAGAGTTTGAATCTATGAACGATTTTGCAAAAGCTTATAACCGTTTAGCAAAAGCAGTTGATAAGGTTTTAGCAGCTACAAAGTAAATGAAACAACTTGTCAGTAAATATAATGAGTTTATAGATAAGCTGAAAGAACCCAATTCAGAAATCCTTAAAAAGAAGCTTGTCGATAATACGGCAATGCATCAAGGAGGTAAAGGTCTTAAAGCCATATCAACCTTATCAAGCAATAAGTAAAAGATATAAAAAGCGACTTCGGTCGCTTTTTTTAGTGCTTAGGGTAAACAATCCGCTCATTTTTAATATAACCTATATGCTAAACGATTATTTTAACAGACTTATAGTCTTTGATATTGAAACTGCAAGTGAATGTGAATCACTTGATGCTTTGCATGATGAAAAACGACATAAAGCTGAGCTTTGGTCAAAAAGAAGTGTATGGCTTAGAAACAGGTACCCTGAAAATGCACAAATGACCGATGAAGAGTTGTATATTGATAAAGCAGCACTTCACGCAGAATTTGGTAAAATCATTTGTATCAGTATAGCCCAGATCAAAAATGATGGTGAGTCAGTAGTTATAAAAAGCTACTCAGGTCACGATGAAAAGGCTTTGCTTACAGACTTCTTAAAGTTGAATGCCAATATCTTGGGTAAAATACCAGGAGCCATGTATTGTGGCCATAACATTAAACGTTTTGATGTCCCATTTATTGCTAAACGTTTGGCCACAAATGGTTTACCAATACCTAGTAACTTCCAGATCTTCAAAATGAAAAACTGGGAAATTCCATTCATGGACACTGGAGATCTCTGGTCTTTTGGAGCATGGCAAGAAAGCTTTGCATCTCTAGATCTTATCTGTGAGTGTTTAGGCGTTCCGACACCAAAGGATAAAATGGAAGGTAAAGATGTCAATACTGCATACTATGATGGCAGACTTGGAGAAATTACTGAATACTGTGAGAAAGATGTTGAGGCAACTTGTCGCGTTATCTTAAAATTAAGTCATATAGACACAAATCCATTTGTAGATAAAAAGTGAAAAAACAAAAATTTACAGTAGATAACCGTATCAACGGTCAAATTAGAGCCAAGCAGGTTCGCGTAACTGGTGAGGGAATTGAGTCAAAAATCACGAGTCTAGATGATGCGCTTGCCATGGCCGGTGATATGAATTTAGACCTGGTTGAAATTGCCCCAAATGCGGTACCACCTGTTTGTAAGATTTGCGACTTCAGTAAATTCGTATATGAAAAGAAGTTGCAGGACAAGCTAAACAAAAAGAATAGAACTGAATTAAAAGAAGTTCAGTTATCACCGGTTATCTCAGATCATGATTTAGCCACAAAGGCCAAAGCAGCATGTGGCTTCCTAGAGAAAGGCGACAAGGTTAAGGTATCAATCTTATTCAAAGGTCGCCAGAATGCTCATAGAGAATTTGGAGGCACTATCATGCTTAAATTTATGAACTTAACTGAAGAGTTCGGCACAATTGAAAGTGAACCAAAATTCGAGGGCAATCGAATGATCGGTATGTTTAAACCGAAAAAACGTCAATAAACTTTCATTTCTTAACCTTTCATTGTATATTTACACTATGATTATCACATTCATATCCGATACACACAACAAGCATAAGCAGATTACACATGCCTTACCTGGTGGTGACGTTTTAATACATGCTGGTGATATCTCGTCTATGGGATATGAGCATGAAATTAGACAGTTTTGCAAATGGTTCAATAGCATAGATAATTACGAAACTAAGATATTCATTGCAGGTAACCATGATTGGGGTTTTGAAAACAAACCTGAAAAGGCAATGGAGATCGTTAACTCATATAAAACCATTGATTATCTGCAAGACAGCGCTATTGAAATAGATGGTGTCAAAATATGGGGTAGCCCATGGCAGCCACGTTTTTACGATTGGGCTTTCAATGCAAATCGCGGTGAAGATATTATGCAACACTGGAATAAAATACCAGAAGATACCGACATCTTAATTACACACGGTCCAGCATTTGGTTATAGAGATGTTGTAACAGGTAGAACTGACAGATTGGGTTGCGATGACCTGAGAATGCGAATTGAGGAAATTAAGCCTAAAATTCATGTCTGCGGTCATATTCATACTGGCTACGGTTATGCCTGGAATGAAAATACGTATTTCTTTAATGCAGCAGTGCTTAATGAAAGCTATCAATATGCACACAAGCCAATTACAATTGATTGGAACAAAGATACTAACCAGATAGAATTTATAACAGAATGAGCGGAGATAACCCAGATAAGAAGTATGTTGCAGTAGTATTACCGCCTATTTTTGATTTAGATGAGTATTTGAACTTTATTGGCTTTCACCCAAAGGCCGGTTTTAATTATGTAAACGGCAACAAGAAGATTATTATAGCAGATGACTTCTTTTGTTGTCTTGAAGTTGCGGATGATGCTGAGTCTGGCACGCAGATTGAAACAATTATGTGCCAGCTCGCATTTATTCCAGATGTCTGGATGATGAACATGATCCTGATGGAAATCGACTTCATCGACGAGTTATTCTAAAAACCCAATAATATGAAAAAACGTCTAGAAAAAATTCAGGCTAAACTAATCATGTGGTTACCTGAAAACAATCGTCAGAAAAGGTTTAAGAATTTTGTGGTTAAACTAATTGACCATATTTTATACCCAGAGTTTAGAGACCCTAGATTTAGCAAAAGGATCAGGGCAGTTATTCATATGCCTCTTTATGTAACTGCGTTCACTATGATCTTTATTGCTTTAACATCTGACACTAAATTGATGGCAGCAGCATACAGATTAGTAGGTATACAATCTGACAGCACAATTCTAAATGAAGATGTAGATGCTGAAATGCTAAGAAATGTGATTACTGAAGAGTCTAGTATCAGTGTACCAGAAACTGTACCATATAGAGATCTGAAGTTGATGTATAATCGTTGCCAAGAGAAAGATATTCCAGTCGGTATCTTTTTTAGATTGGTTTATTTTGAAAGTAGATATGACTCAACTGCAACTAGTAGTGTAGGAGCAAGAGGTTATTGCCAAGTCATGCCAAGGACATTTAATGCCTGGTACAATAAACTAAAGCTAAAAGGCGGTACTACCATGAAAAACAACATTATGGTATCAACTGAGCTTTTACATCACTTGTCACTTGAGTTTAACAAATACGAAACTAGAAAGAGATGGGAATTGGTTTTAGCATCCTATAATGCCGGAATCGGCAGAGTTATTGATGCAGGAAATAATATACCCAACATTAATGAAACTAAGAATTACATAAACAATATACTAACTGATGTCGAGTTATAATGTAGAAATACCAGCATTTTTATTTGAAAAGGAAAGCAATATGGAGAAAAATAATAGTTACACACAATGGTCAATATTGCCCAATGGGGTATTTGCACCTGCCCAAGATACAATTAAGAGATTGAATGCTGGGCTATACGAGATTAAGTTTGATAATTCACTTGGGACATACGTGATGGTACACCAAAAGTTGAATGCAGATGAGCTTTTCTTTTTACCATCACCCGAAATCGAAGAGGTGATCGATGACATTAAAAAGTTCTGGAATAAAATTAGCACTTTTAATTCCTATAAATTTGCACATAAACGAGGTATCTTGCTCTATGGTGAGCCTGGATGTGGTAAATCCAGTATCATTCAACTTTGCATGAAACATATCGTTGAAGACATGGATGGTATCGTAATCAATGTGAAAGACGAGGATGATGTAGATGCCTACCTGGGCTTTATCCATAACTTCCGTAAAGTTGAGCCAATTCGACCTCTTATTGTTATCATGGAAGATCTTGACTCGATTGTAGGTGAAGACAGATACTCAACATCTAGAGTCCTGAATGTCTTAGACGGTATTAAGCAAATCGAGAACGTTGTCTATATTGCAACGACTAACTATCCTGAAAAACTGGAAGAGCGTATCACAGACCGTCCTAGCCGATTTGACCGTCGCTACGAAGTACAATTACCAGATGCTGAAATGCGTATGGCATACCTTAAACATAAGATACCAGCTAAAGACTTTAAGAAACTGGATATTGACCAATGGGTCGCAGATACAGAGAAGATGTCGATTGCACATTTGCGTGAACTGGTTATCTCAACTATGGTTCTAGGTAACACATATGAGGAGACAATTGACAGATTAAAGAACTTAAAGACCAAACCTAAGAATAAAAAATCTTCATCTTTGGGTTTTGGTCGCTGATAAATACTAAAAGAAACATAAAAATTAAATTATATGAGTGGAATTGTTGGAAGGTACTCCTTCGATAAAAAAGTAAACGAAGCCGCAGTTAAAGTCGGTGGTAGTTTAGTAACACCTAAAACATTACCAGCAAGTGTAGTTAAGACTATCAACGAGAGAATCGGTGATGAGTATGCTGCACACTATTTCTATAGAAATGCAGCCAACTGGTGCAAAGATAAAAATTACAAAAAGGCAGCTGCATTTTTTGAGGCTGAAGCCAATGCTGAATTAGAGCATGCTAAAGGTCTTCAAGATTATGTGACACAATGGAATGAACTTCCTACTATTCCATCTGCGCCAACAGAGGTTAAATTTGAAAGCCTTGTGGATATTGTTAATGGAGCATATGAAATGGAGTACAATCTTTTCCAAGAGTACTCAGATTTTCAAACAGACCTATTGACTGAACATCCTGCAACTTTTAATTTTATACAAGGTTACTTGAATGGTCAAAATGAGTCAGTTGCTGAATACTGCGATCTAATCAATGCTCTTGAGCTTGTAGATATCGACAACAGATTAGATATCCTGTACTTCGAAAATCAATACTTTGGATAATGAAATTGAAGTCTTTCAAAGATTTCCAAGTATCTGAACACTTCCAATATCATCTGGACAACGGAATCGGGTTATCTGATTCCGTTTTCCGTTTGGGTAGTGATGCATTTAAGAAACTATTCGAAGAGGCTAAAAAGTACTGGGATGCTGACAACATCATCTTAAAAGACAAAGATGCCTGGATGGTTAAAAACCTTGAAGTTGGTAAAAAGGCTATCTATGATGGTCGTGAAGTTGAGTTAGATACTCCTTCTAGAGGTGGTGATAAGAAATTTATCGTCTATCACAACAGTGGTCGCAAAGACAAAGACGGTAACATCGTAGCCAAGAAAATTGAATGGGGTGATAGCAGTGGTTTAAGTATCAAGAATGATGACCCAGAAGCCGCAGCTTCATTTTGGGCGAGACAACAATGTGATACAAAGGCGAAAATGGACCCACTGACTAAAGGATTCTGGGCCTGTTATGGGCCATCACTGTTTAACAAACAATTAGGTTTATCTAGTGATGAACCATGGTAAAAATATATAGAATATGAAACACTTACGTACATTTGAAGTATTCATAAATGAATCTTCGTCAGACTCTCCGTCTTACTGGAAAAGTTACGAAAAAGACCATCCAATGCAAGATGAAAGTGGAGCTAAGAAAGAAACAAATATCAAAAACATCGAATCATTAGTTGATTATCGAATCAAACATTGGAAAGAAGAAGATGAATCTGGAGAAATTATTAACGATCTTTCTATAATGAGAATCAAAGGAGAGGCTTACCGTTTCTTTAGTTCGTTTCAATATATTAACACAAACGTTATCGATGCAATGATTATGCAATTAGCTAAATAAAAATAATCACACGATGAAATACATTAAACTATTTGAAAACTTTATCAATGAAGCTAAATCTTTAAGAGTAACTATAGATGCAGATCTATGGAAATTAAAAAAGCCTATTGAGGTAAAATCTCCATATGAGTCAGATTTTAGACTTTTTTCACATCCTATAACTCAAGACCAAACCTGGGGTAACATTAACTGGGGTGAGCCTGGATTAAATCTAGTCGTTTTACAAATCATTAAGCAGGAAAACAGCGACAAATGTTGGATAAAAATTGGCGCCGGAAAAGGATCAGGTATGCCTAATGATGATAATACAGGTTCTATCCTCTGGTCGACTTATGGTGATAACGTTCCTGCTACCGTTGAAGAAATGAAAGCAGATCCAAAGGCTGTTGCAAAAAGAGCAGCTAGTACATTTGTTGGTGCTAAACGCGGTTTTGATATGAATTATTCAGTTGGCACTCAGCAGCAAAAAGGTATCTTTAAGATTGCCAATGACCTAGATAAGCCTATTTTAGAGCTAATCGAATTTGCAGTAAAACATATATAAACCATGAAACATTTACAAACATATGAAAACTTCTTAAATGAAGGTAAAGAACTAGAACAAGGCGTTAAATACGTTAATTCTAAAACAGATGAAGAGGGTTTTATATCAACCGGTGGTTCAACTGATCCTAAGCATTGGAAATTTCTTGTAGACATCAAGGGTAAAGGTAAAAATAGCGGAAAATACGGAGTAGAATCATATCCATATCTTGAAGTTAAAAAGGATCTTAAACCTTCTAAAGATCAAAAGGACTCTGGTTTTTCAGGTTATTTGAAAGCAGGTGGTAGAGTATGGGATAATGAAAACAGTCCATCAGGTCAAGACGTAAATGAAAAGAAAAAAGAACTTGGTCTTTACGTTACAGGTAGAACCTCTAGTGATAATAATAAAATCGGTAAGTGGTTAGATAAGTCTGACTTTCATGCTGAATGGAATGCTAGAGATGGTTACTGGTTATTTCCAGCCGATGATGAAAGCGAGTATGACGAATTAGAAAAAGAGCTTGATAAAGAGTTTGCAAAGAATAATATCGATGCACGTTTCGAAGGTATCTTTGAATCAGCTAGTATGAACGATCCTATTTTAGTTGCATATCGTGCTGCAAAAGAGGCCAGAAAAAAATCAGCAGCAGATCAAGCTGAAATGAAGAAAAATAGAGTCTACGGTAAAAAGCGTGAAGCTCTTGAAAACCAGCTATGGAATATTGCACAAGATTTGAAAGATGCCTATGTTGATCGTCGTACTACATATGATGATATGGAAGCTGAAGCAGGTGAAAAAGGAAATGACTGGTCAGATAAGGATGCAAATCGTTATGGAGACATGTTGAATAAAATCGACAGTAAAATAGAAGCACTCTTACAGAAGAGACAAGAAATTGAAATAAAATTAGCATACTAAAATGGGAAGAGCTAGAAAAGAAGGTAAACCAAAACGCAATAGGGCTAATGTAGCTAAAAATCAAAAGAGAATTTCAGCGAATATTGAAGCTCTTAAGAAGATGCGTGAAGATCTAAAAAACTAATGCTACCGTTTACGCAAGAGCAACTTTCAGAAAACACTTTTATCCGAATCTTCCCTGAAACTACCCCTGAGCTAGAACTAAAATGGCACTGGGATGAAGAGGATAGAATCATAGAGCCAGTTGGACCAACCGACTGGCTTTTTCAGTTCGATAACCAATTACCAATCAGGATAAATAACCCGATATTCATACCCAAAGGAGTCATACACAGAGTCATTAAGGGTACTGGAGATCTGAAAATTAAAGTGGTAAAAAAATAAAGGGTTATGAAAATTTTAGAAAACTTACAAAAATGGGCAGGTGGCCTTTTCAAAGACGAATCAGGCACTCCATCATCAAAAAGACTAGTTGGTATTTTATGTGCTATTACTTTGTGTATTACCATGTACCATAATAGTTTCTCAACAGTTGACATTGCTCCAGCACAATATCTTGTAGACGCTGTAGCACTTTTAGCATTTAGTACATTAGGTCTATCTTCAGTTGACAAATTCGTTGCAGCTAAGAAAGATATCAACTCAGCTACATCTAGCTCCGAGCCTGTTAAACCTGTTGCTCCTGCCCCTAGTGCACCTTCAGCTCCTGTTCAAGAGTCTGGTATATGCACTAATTGCGAATGCGAGCCTTGTGTATGCAATGCTTAAATAGGGTTATAAAAATAACATCATGTAAATTGAAATCAAAACTAATCATTATAGGGTTCATAATGGCTGTTTTCTTAGCTTTGAAAACATCTGTACTACTTGATATTACACCCTCATCGCCGACTACAAGAAGTACTGAATACGTTTTATTTTTAATTACGTTGTATCTTTTATATTCATTTATAGCACAGTATATTAAGAATGAAAGGATAAACAAAAAGCTTACTTCTAAAATCATTCAAAAGGAAAGGTCTATATCTAATAGAATGGATGCGATAAATCGCTCAAGCCCTGTAATTGAATTTGATATAGATGGGGTAATTTGTTTTGTAAACAATTCATTTTTGGATGCAATGGGGTATACATCAGATGAGATTGTAGGAAAGCATCATAGTATTTTTGTTTTTGATGATGAAAGAAATTCGCAGGAATATGTAAATTTCTGGAATAAACTAAGATCAGGTATTTATTTTAGTGGAGATATTATCAGAAAGAAAAAAGATGGTACTGAGATTTACTTAAGCGCAACATACAACCCAATCATCAATGAAAAAGGAGAAATATACCGAATACTAAAAATAGCAAGGGATATATCTAAAATCGTTGAAAACAAAATTGAGATTGAAAAAAAGAATACGTATCTTGAACACGCTGCTAAGATTCTTAGACATGATATGCATAGTGGCATCAATACCTATATCCCACGTGGTATTAGCTCTTTGGAAAGAAGATTAACGCTCGAGGCTATTAAAGATCTCAAGCTTGAAGCTCCATTAAAAATGTTGAAAGAGGGTTTAAAGCACACGCAAAAGGTTTATAAAGGAGTTTACGAATTTACAAATCTTGTCAAAGCGGATTCTGCATTAAATACAGAGACTTTAAACCCTAAAACCGTTCTAAGGGAATATCTAGAATCAACATCATACTCAGGTCAGGTTGTTATAGACAATTTGCCAGATTTAGAAATAAATGAATCGCTTTTTTGTACAGCAGTCGATAATTTAATCAGAAATGGTTTAAAGTATAATGACAGTGATACCAAATGGGTTAAGATCTATATGTTAGATGAAAATACAATGGCCATTCAGGATAATGGCCGAGGTATTTCACAGGAAGATTTTGACTATCTTTCAAAACCGTATACAAGAAAAGAGGGTCAGAGGGAACCTGGCACAGGTCTGGGCCTTAATATATGCACTGCTATACTAGAAGAGCATAATTTTGAAATAAAATGTAAAAAAGCCGCTGAATGTGGTACAATAATGATGATAAAAGTAAAATGAAAAACTTAATTACAGTCTTATTTTTAATGTTTAGTCTGGTTTCCTTTTCACAGACTAACTACCCTATTAAAACAATTTTCAAGGGTGACTCTGTTATTATTTTGACTATTCAACAGTCAGAAGATATAAACGCGGTAATTGAAAAAAATTCCAAACTGTTAAAGGAATCTAATAAAAAGATTAAGGAAAGGGATGAGCAGATTTTGAAACTTGAAAGTGTTTTATTAGAACAGAATGTCTATATTGATAGCCTGTCTAAAATTTTACTAAAACATCTTAACAGGGAAGATACAGTAAACAGTCTCATAGATAGTCTTTGGAAATGGTCTTTAGGTCCTAGTCTTATCTATACACAATATCCAGACGACAGTACAGTTTACATAATGGATCTGTCACACCACTATATGACCACAGATGACTTTGGGATAATAATGGTTCAGATGTCAGATAGGGAATATAAAAAATATCAAGAATTTATTCAGAACTATGGTATGAGTGAACAGGCTTTCTGGGATTTTAGAAATAATATAAGGATAAAAAGATTACCAAGCGATGAGATTGACGAGAGGAGAGTTTGGAAATTTAGAAAACAATGGTCTAAACCAAAGGAGGATAAAAAATGAAAAAGATTTTAGTTATAGCGTTTTTGCTTTTTAGTTCATTTGTCTATTCACAAGATACAACAGATTTTTTAATTAAACCCAATTGGGAAAATCCTGAAGTCCAAGTTGACAGCGTAGTGGCTTCATCCTTTAAACTATCTGATATATTACCAGAGAAAATAATTCCAAAATGGCTTGAGCCGGAGCCTGAAACCCCTAAAGAAGAATTGTCAGAGCAGGAGGTTAAGTTACTAGAAGGTGACATTAAGTTTATGACCGACTTACCGCAATCATATGAGGAATTACCAAAGGAGGATTTGAAAAATGTTTTGACCCAGATTGATAATAAGATCAATCAATTAAAGACTGAGATTGCAAGGTTAATTGAACAGAGGGCAAAACAGGAAGTTATTAAGTCTAAACAGAGTACATTAACAGTACTGGAAAAAGAAAAGAGTATCATTAACTTAACATTATCGGGAGGTGAATTAAAGGATGCAAATGGAAATCTATTAGGCCAAAATGATCAATTAAAAACCGAAAGCGGTAAACTTAAAAAGTATTTGTATATTGCAGTAGGTATTGCAATTTTACTAGGTCTTTTAACGGCAATTATTTTACAAAGAAAGAGGATCAGCGTACAGGATGTAGAAATAGAAGACCAGTTAAACGACATCAATAGAAAGAACACTTATCTAGAACATGCTGCTAGAATTATTAGACATGATATGCATAGTGGTATCAACACCTATATGCCTAGAGGTTTAAGTTCATTAGAAAGAAGATTATCGTCTGATGACATTGAGAATTTTAAGATTGCAGCTCCTTTGAAAATGATAAAAGATGGTCTTTCTCATACACAGAGGGTTTATAAAAGTGTTTACGAGTTTACTAATCTGGTTAAAATGCATGTCGTTCTTGATAAAAGCAAAGTTGATGTTAAAGATGTACTACAGAAATATATCGATAACACATCATACAGTAACCAGGTTCAGATAGGAGATCTTATGGAGTTAGAGATAAATGAAACATTATTTTGTAACGCCATTGATAATCTTATCAGAAATGGTCTAAAATATAATGACAGCCTAGAAAAATGGGTTAAAGTATATGCTGAAGGTGATATGATTTTAATTAAAGATAATGGAAAAGGTTTAACCCGAAACCAATTTGAAAAATCGATTAAAGCGCAACCCGAAGAAAACAGCAAAAACGAAATCGGTCTGGGACTGAGTATCTGTAATGCGATACTTAAAGAACATGGTTTTAGTTTTACATGTGAGAAATCAGAAGGCCAAGGAACTTTGATAAAGATAAATACCAAAAATTAAAGGTTAAAAATGATTGAATCTATATTACTAGTAGATGATGAGGATTTATTCCATCTTGTATTTGAAGATGCATGTAGTCTTCTAGATATTACATTATCACTAAATGCAGTTAACAGCTCAGATGAAGCAGAAAGGATGTTTAAGAAATGGTTCGAAACTGGTAATACAGAGGATAAACCAAAATGTGTATTTGTAGACTTAAACATCATTGGTTCTAGTTTCGACGGTATTGAGTTAATTAGAAAAGTTAACTTCGAATACGGTAACCATGTTGTAATTGGTATTATATCATCAAGTAACGAAGCAACTGAACAGGCAAAAGCAATTCAAGCTGGTGCACAATTCTGGATTGTAAAAAGTGACGACATTGAACCTCGTCTAGAAGACTTCAGAAAAGATTATGAAGGCTATGAAAAGAGAACAGCCTCTTTCAAGGTCTATAGATAATCTATATGCTTACACCAGATCAAGACACTAGGAAAGCCCTAATTAAATTAGCAGAAGAGAAAAACATTTACCTTGAAGGAAATATCATCAAGGTAATTTCTGCGGGTGATGACGAAGCATTTCAAAGGTATCTTACTGAAGCAGCAGAACGTGATAAAAGCATCCGCAGAAAGCGTTTAGAAATTACTAAACAGGTTCAGACACAGAATAATAGTCTTCTAGAAGCACAGTCCCATAATGAATCCTTAATGACAGAGCTTAAAGAAACTCTTAAAAATATGGAGGACTCAAAGACTCAGATCGAGCAACAGAATGCCGATCTAATGGCATCAAGAGAGGAAAATGAGCGAATGAATGTAGAACTCAAAGAGGCTCTAGATGCAGCAGAAGAGGCAAAAAACCACGCAGAAAACGATCTAGATCTTTTGCAAAAGAAGACGCAATTCGAACTTATCAATCTTATAGTTAAAGTGGCCCTAATAGTAATAGCAGGTGTAGGTTTAACAACTACCGGTCTGTACATCATGGCCTTATTCATAGATAAAGATACACAGATTATAGGATCGACATGGAGTAACATGTTTGGTATCTTACTTACTAACGCCTTTAGTATCATAGGTACTATAATGGGTGTTAAGTATGCCTCTGAAAAAACAGGCGAATAAATAGACTATAATAAATTCAAAAATATGGGACAGATTAAAAAATTTAACGAGTATTTTAGCAATGGTGAAAAACCTGAACAGGTTGAAGAGGCTAAGAATCAAACAATTGATATGACTTATATCATTGGTTTAGATGTAAATGAAGTAATGCAAAACCTTTACGCTAAACTCTCAAAGCAATACACTAAATCTTTTAAGGGTAAAAAACTAGAATTTATTACAGGTACAAAATCACAAGGTGAAGGTACTGTTAAAGAGGTTATAATAGAGGCAGGTAATTCATCTGCATCAAAACAACCATATACAGTTGAATTTATAACTGAAGACGGAAAGTCTTTCTATGACATAACTCATATTGTTGAACTATAATGGACCACGATATCTACGACGATTATAATTGGTACCCGGATAATCATTAAAAAAGCGAGCAATGCTCGCTTTTACTTTTTCAAACAACTCATCTTCCTTGACCTCTATATTTCTTAGGTTTCTGAGTTTTAGGTCCGTAGCTTTTTTTAGCTTTACCTTCACCTTTTTTACCAAAGCTGATTTTGTTGTTTGTTGCCGCTTTTGCTTTTTGTGCCACTTTTAGATTTTATTTTTTCTTTTTGCCTTTATGTTCATCCCAGAGATCAGAATCTGCTTTTCTAGCTCCTCCTTCTCCAGTTATAAATGAATTTACTCTGCCCATTGCCCATGCTGCTTGAGGTGCGCCAGGTTTATGACCTGTTCTCCATGCTGCCATACCTCTATCATGAACTTGTTTTAATATACTGTAATTTATGCCTGTTTCATCAGACTTGTTTTTAAGAGCTGTTTCTATTTTAGAATCCTCATTGACTACTGATTCATCCTTCTTATCGCCATACTTTTTTCTATATGCTTTAGTAGCAGGGCTTTCTTTAGTATCATGCGGTTCACCCTCTGTGTTACCACCCTTATAATCTGCAGGCCATTTATCATAAGATGATGGATCGTCAGGATCTTTTTTAGAATGCTTGTCAATTTCCTTTTTCATTAACTCACGTTCTTTCTTAGTATCTGCAGTTAAGTACTCGCCTTTAACCTTTTTACCCTTTGGGGTTTCAGACTTTTTACCTTCACCATCATCTTCTATCTTTTCTTTCTCCCAAACACCGGTCGTATGTAGAAACTCATGTTTTTCTTTAGGTCCACCATACTCAGGGCTTTTTACTTTCTTACCCTCGTCTTCTCCACCTTCTCTGGCGATCATACCTTGTGCGATTAAGCTGGTCTTAACCCCGAACGGAATCTCCTTGCCCTGTTCATACTCCTTTTTATACATAAGAAGTGTTTCACGAGAATATGGTGACTTCTTTTCATTTAACATTGAGGCATTCAACACCTCTCTGTATTGTTCAAGTGTTAAAATGTTTTCCATGTTTTCAGTTTTGGATTTGTTTATATTACCGCACTTATGGCAAGTATAGGGATCATCACCAGCATCATCTTTAGCCCATGACCATTTGCATTTATCGCAAACTATCGTATCACCGACAATGCTTTCAGTTTTGAAATTGTGCCCCATCTTTCTTTATAAATATGTGTGTTCCCTTGTATCTACCAAAGACCTCATCCGTGTATTCGCTACTCAGATTAAAGAAGTCTAGATCAAGGCTGACCTTTTCATAGGTGCTTTCGTTCGGAAATCGAACTAAAAATGGTTTAAGCATAGTTGTTTACTTTAGATATGACCAATATTCTTTGAAATGTTTAATACGATCTGCCAAACCAATCGTTCCGCCGTTTACTCTTTTAGTAACTTTAGAAACTGTGGCCTCATCTGAACCTAAATCACAGATAGACCAAAGATTATTACTGTTAAAGAAAAATGCTGCAGAAGCAAGTGGGTATTTACTGGCCACTAGGTCTGGATTTGATATGATGTTGTCATCAACAAAACTATCAAATTTGGAATAGTTAGACTTGCCTGTTAATTGAATATAACCACGACCTCTAAACTTCCAGCCTTCACCAGACGCCTCATCACCGTTACCCATTCTTGAAGAGTAAACACGATTTGCAATCTTTTCTGGGTTACGAGCATATGAAGCTCCAGTTTCGCCAGGGAAATATTTAGGGAAAATTCTTTTAAGACCGTCAGCAGAATAGTTTAGATTTTCATTAACTACTTTGAAGTTACCACTTTCATGTGAACACTGAGCTAAAAAGTGAGCTAATCTTAAGTTACTGGTGATATTAAATCTTGCAGCAGTCTCTGGAATCTGAGCTAAAACAGCATCTGGAACATGTCCTTTTAATTTATCGAGATTAAGACCTGTTGCAACTGGTGCACTAACTGGTGCACTAACTGGTGCACTAGATATTTCAACTGGTGCATTAGTTTCTGGAAACATTCTTGCCCATGTTCCATTACCAACAATCCCATCTGCAGTTAAGCCATTAGCAGCCTGCCATTCTTTTACTTTTGATTGAGTACCAGGTCCGAAAATACCGTCTGCGGTTAAACCTAATTTCTCTTGGAGTTTCTTAACGTCTTCTCCTGATGAACCAACTTTTAATAACATGTCGAAAGTTTATTTTTATATACTCTCATTTTCAAGCCAAGTTAATATCTTTTTCTTAATTTTAACCTGTTTGCCCTGTTTTTCTAGTCTTTTTGTATATCGATCGACATGCATTTGCACGTTCTGTTTAGCACCCTGTACATAGATTTCAAATTCTGCTTTATAGTCAATGTGCATTTCACATTTCTTAAGGAATTTTATAGTCCAGAGTTCTGTGTCATATTCACAGATATGGTCTAGTACATCGTCTTCATGTCCTAGGATAATATGAGCTATTTCATGTATTGCAGTACCTGCAGACTGGAAGTCAACTATTCTTGGAATTTTAATTACCCTGTCTTGTACCCAGGCTCTGCCTACAGGTGATTTGAACTTCTTTCTTGTAACACGGATCCCATGTTCTTTTATCATGTCTTTTATAACATCCTTTAATTGACTTAAGTGCATGATATGTCCCGTTTATTTTATTTATCACCATAAACTTCACCTAAAATAGACTCAAGATTAGTAATAGTGTTTTTTGTGAATTGAAGCTCCCATTGTAAAGATCTGATAGAAGAAGCCTTTCTAACCTTTCTTACTATTTCATTTACCTTTTCTGGTGGAAGACTAAAATAATAATAGTACTTTCCGTTCATCATGATGATTTTTGAATCCTCATAATTAACCTTGATTGTAATATGATCCCAATGGATATAGATGACACAGTCTGTAGCCGACTCATAGAACTCGGTTTCAGGCTTATTGATTATCGATCTCGTTATCTTGACAACATATTTTTGTGTTTCGTCAAGTATGATTTCTCTTTTACCTAAATCTCTGAAAAGCTTGGTGATATACCAATACATTTTAGCTCTCTTGTGTTTACCTAATAGTGCCATATATTATTTTCATTGCCTCACAATGTGAGTGTTGTTCAAATTCTAAAAACATCATGTATGTACCTCTGACATCATCTGATATCTCAATAGCATTCATAACTTCATTTACTACAAATTGGCCACATTCACTGACGGCGTTTTGTACCTTTTCCTCAAAGGTTGGTTCTGCTTTCTCTTTAAACATTCTGGAAGTATATTTTATCGCCTACAAAAATTCTTACGACATTCGTCTTATTGACTGCTCTTACATAAGCGGTTACATTTTTAATCTTGTCATAGTGTATTACTGTACCAGTGTTGTATTCTACAGATACTGTTACACCACCAGGCACAAGTGACAATTCATTTACTCTTTTTCCGTCAGGACAATTCTTTTCTATTTTCATATAGATTATACCGGCAAATATACTTAAATTTCATATTTTAGCTGTAATTCTGTACAGGGATACATACAATATAAGCAAACATTATGAAATACTTTAAACTTTTCGAGCAATTTATAACTGAAATTGATGATTTCCACCATAGTGATGCACCTGATGCCGAAGGCAGATTTAGGGATCTTGGCATAAAGGATCTTGCAAAATGGTTGATTAAAACTAGAGATGGTGATATGCAAAGAATCACAGGAAGTCTAAATCAGCAGATAGCATTTAATAAGAAAAGTGACCCTAAATATGCAGATAAAATGGAAAAAGTAAGAGCAGAAGTTAAAAAGCAATTGGGTGTAGACGAAGCAAAGGTTACCTATGACTATGGTTGTGTAATGGTATATTTTGATTTTCCACAAATGGAAGACGTCCATAATTTAATAGATCCTAAAGATCTTGACCCAAATCAAAAGGGCCTTGAAGACGAATCACATGTTACCCTTCTTTATGGTATACACAGTAATGAGGTTACAGATGAACAGGTTAAAGAAGCCGCCAGAGGAATGGCAGGTCCTATTAAGTTACATAACGCCAGCTTATTTCAAAATGATTTTGACGTCTTAAAATTTGAAGCAGAGAACCCAACACTACATGGGTGTAATTTCAATCTAAGGCAATTACCACATACTTCAACATATCCTGATTATAAACCACATGCCACAATTGCATATCTGAAAAAGGGTGAAGGCCACAAGTACACAGAGGTCTTAATGGATAAAGCATACACCGTAACCCCAACCCATCTGATCTATAGCAGACCAGATGGCAGTAAGGTTAAATTTGATCTTTAATTATACGTAACGTTCTAAGATACGCTTCCAGTTCTTAACACCAGTTTGCTTGAACATTGCGGCTTTAACAAACGTTCTCATTGAAACGTTTTTACTACCCTTGATGTATTCGAATACCTCTTCTTTCTCTTCAAGAGGCATGTCTAGAGGTTCCATGTACTTAATCAAACGCTTCATTCTCTCCATGATAGTCATATCGTCTGGAGATACGTCGATGATTAAGCTTCTTGAACGAATAGCTCCATCTGGATCTAATTTCTCTTTCTTAAGGTTAGAAATAAAGATGATACGACCTGTGAACTCGAAACGATTAGGAATACGACCTGCGGTTTCCATTTCCTCTAAATGTTCAGGTGACATGATCTTTTCTGGATCGTAGAACTTAGGGTTCTTTTTCATATAAGAAATAGTACGGATCTTCTTGGTGTCAAGAGCAGCTTTAAGAATGTTTCTACTTTCTTGCTCATCAAATACACTGTCACAGTCATCAAATACAATTACACCGTTGTTGTTATCATAAAGAGTTTCAACAATACCTGGCGTACTCGTAGAACCTGAAATCATTACATACTGGCAACTTTGTTTTTCAAGTGCAGCAGTAACTGTATGTGTTTTACCAGTACCGGCTTTACCTGATAACATCATACCGTTGACGTTACCAAGAGCAACTGCATTTACAACGTCAGTAATATCTTCCATGATTTCGTCAAGCAACTTAACCTTGTCTTTAAGTGTAGCTTCACCGTTGAATACCATTTCAATTTCTGACTGAGACTCTTCTCTCTTTTCTTTAGCAGCAGGTCTGGCGTTAACGACGTTGTTCTCTCTTAAGACTTCACGCACTGTCTTTGGGCTTAAACCAACTTCAGATGCAATTTCTTTTGCGTTTTTGCTGTTACTTAACTCAACGATCTTTTTAATTGCATCGTCTGTAACTTTCTTAGCCTCATTTACTTTATCTGGGGCTACAAGTTGTGCTTCTGGGTTAACCAATTGATCTGCAACTTGAGGAAGCACTTTGGCTAAACTTTGGCCAAAACCATCAACAGTCCAAGATGGTTCACTGCTGCTACCATCCCAATAATCAATTGAAGTAATATCTGTGGCTCCTTCACTTTGGTCAACGTTAACACGAATAGACTTTCCACTGTCTGCATAATATCTTTTTCCGAAACCTGAAGTTCCGTCTTTCTTAGTATACTTTTCGAAAAAAGGATAGGGATAAAGGGTCTCACCCATTTTACGAGAAAGATACGATGCAATAAGATCGAATGCTTTCGCTTCGTCTTTTGTTCTAACAGCTTCGTTTACGAATTGTTCAAAGTGTTTAAGCTTAAAAATGTTTTCCATAGAGTATTTTGATTTGTTTATTTATCTTCTTTATTCCAGAATGGTTTTGAGTATTTAGGTCTAACAAGATCCCAGACTGCTTTGTCACGTTCTTTACCATCCCAGATCAAAAAGCAGATACCTTTAACTTTAGGATTTATGTCACAGCCTGCAAGATGTAGAGCAAATTCCTTTTTAGTTGGTTCTACTTCTTTATCATTGTATTTGCCATATCTGAAATAATCATGGATCTTACCAGCATACTCTTCGATTTGATACTTATGGTACTGTAGGTCTTTTACTGCGTCTTTAACCCATTTATCAAATTCATCTGGAACTCTATCCAAGAACTCGTTTATATCACCACCTTCTCTCAAATGCTTCCAGATATCGACATTTGAAAAGTTAGTCAATAGTCTATGTAGACGGACGTACTCTTCAAATTTGATTTTGACCCTCTTGTTACTTGGCCAAAATCTTAACACATACCCCTCTCTGTTTTCAGATTCATGTTCTTTAAGATGCTTAAGCATAGTTTCATCTGCATCATAAACCATATTAGTCATGACAAGATCTTCTTTTTGTATGCCTGAAAAATGGAATATAGTCTGTGCAGTAGTCCAGGCCAATTCAACGTCATTTGAAGTTGCTGACAAGAAAACTATCTTCTCTTCACCACCATAGTCAACGACGATTCTGTTTTCTGGATAAATGATTTCACAGATATAGACGGCTTCTGGCATGAAATTCTTTAAGTCGTATTTACGCTTTAAGATTTCCATACCCTTTTTCGCCTGTTCAGATGTGAAAGATCCACGGGTAGCCATGTGCCAATCACCTGCGTAATTGAACAAGATACCCATGGAACCATCCATCTTTTCTTGAATCCAGACATGTTCGCAAGACCAGTCAAGTTCTTTAACCTCTTCAAAGTTAAAGAACTTGTCTAGGCTTTTTGCAATAACCTCTCCAGATTCATCAAGTACTAAACCTCGACACTCTAGAGTAACCTCGTCCCATAGTTGCTCATATTGAACTTTACGAGAGTAGTTGTAAATGTAAAGAGGCAGATCAGGGTGTTTATTCACCTCGATTAAACCGTCTGTTACATATTTTTCTAGTTTGTCAAAGTTTTTGTATTTCATAACTTTACTTCAAATCTGTTTTTCATTATTTCTAGCTTATCTTCAGGTACACCATGCTCGTTCATGCCATTATGCCTGTTCTCTACGATAATGGAATGAACTCTATAGCCGTATTTTTCAGCCAACTCATTGTAAGCAGACATCTCCCATTCTTGCGTGAATGTGTTCGACACTACCACTGGTGAGTGCTCATATCTCATTAGAAAATCAACTTCCTCTTGACACCACTTATGGGCATCTTTGATTTTTGATGGTTCAAACTTGTAGTTACCATCTCGGTCAACAAAGAACATATCAGCCTCTTTGTGACGATATTCTTTGTCGCCAACTAGCATTTTTGCCAGTGTCGACTTACCTGCTCCAGGCAATCCTCTTAATAGTATTAACGTTTTCATATTAGTCTTTTTTCGTGGTGATCTTTTGGTAACTCTAATTTAGCAATCGGTTGCTTATCCATTATTTTTAATACGTCTTCCATACTAATAGGTGCCATACAATTTCCATCTACTCCCACATCCATTGCTTTACCTGCTGCTACCCTAAGGTGAATAGGTAAGTGAACGTGTCCATGTAAGTGAATAACTCCATTGTTCATATTGTTCCAACTAGCAATAGGATAGTGCATACAGATAAAAGTGAATCGATCCATGGCCTCTTTCTTAGACCTACCAGGACGTTTAACTTCCAGGTACAAGTACTCATGTACTGAACTGAATAAACTTTGCACATTGTCTTTGTTTCGTTGGATGTGGTGATCGTGGTTACCTAAAACCAAATGCACGTTCTTACATATAATACGATCTCTGAAATCTTTAATACTTTCAAAACCGCCAAATGACCAATCGCCTAAGTGAATTAGGATATCATCTTGATCGACATAGCCGTTAATCCAATAAACCAATTCCTCGTTCATCTTCTCCAATGAGCTAAAGTCACGAGTCACATCATCGGCATCTTTCCAATGAGTGGTAGATCTGCAGATATTAGAGTGGTTGTAGTGAGTATCACTTGTAAACCAGAGTCTTTGTCCTTGTTTTAATTCGATTTTCATAGTGTAAATATAACAAGCAAAGCCCAGATTTCAAAGGGCTTTGCTGATTAAACGGAGTGGGGTACTACCCATCTTTCACAATTTTGAGGTAAGTGATGGATGTGTCTATAGTTATTGATGTAACCCATCATATTTGCAGATCCAACGGCATTTGCAGAATGTACCATAACTGGAACTACCGGTGCTCCATTTAACCATTGCTCCACTAACCACTTTGTACAGTCCATACCTGTCTTCTCGGTGATATTGTCGTAGTTCAAGGTGTAGTTATGATAGACATTGTTATGCCATTCCGCCATTGCTGAATCTCCTAAATCATGGTCTAAAGAGATCAATCCGATGTTCTCCAAACCGATTTCTGTGATTTTGGCAACGAACTCATCATAGCTGCGAACTACAGTCCATTCTTGAACGTCGTGTGTAGTAGGATTCGGCAACGGCGTTCTCATGTCGTCTAGGTAGATATTGTGCTTTTTCATAATTACATTTTTTGGCCCATTTTCAAAATAAGGCGCATATATTCCTCTTGGTTAAGTATAATGTAGTTTAATTCCTCTTTAACACATTCCTCAACTACTTTATCAAGTGCTGCGCTAACATAATCTTCAAACTCTTCAAAACCCGCAACTTTAGCATCTTCTTCTGAGAAGACGATTTTTTCAAAAACAGGCTCTGGGGCTTCTGCTCTATGTGCGATGAGATAAAAGTTATACATTAGTTTATGATTTCGTCAGTGTCTATGTTATACTCTTGTAACAAGGCATGTAAGTTTTCAAGAACAAGATCAGCTCCCATGTAGGCACTTAGTTTAAGACCAAACTCTTCTTTAGCCTCTAATTCACGTATACACTTCTTTCTGAAGTTATTTTGAATTTCAAAAAGAACACATGTCATGTCTAGGGCCTTGTTTGCCCTATTGAATGCCATTCTGTCGTCTGGATCATCAAGATTAAATTCTAGTATTGCTTTTGCCATGTTAAAAGGTTTTATAAAGTATCACGTAATCGCCGAAGTAGTTATCGAAAACATTTATTAGATTTGAATAATCAGAAGACGTCATTTCTAACTGTATGCGCTGGGTCATTTTATCTCCCATTCCAAGTTTTCTGGAAAGTTTACTGGCTATTCCTAATAAATGGAATGCGTTTCCTTCTGGACCTGATAGGTCGATTTCAATTTTACTCGCTGTTGGTTTTTTGTTTAAGATCATAATGCTTAATGTTATAGTGTAAAACTACAAAAATGATAGTAAAAATAAAAGAAAGTTGCAGAAAATCTAGTTTGACGAAAAACAAAGATCAACTTCTATGAGTTGAAATTTACTCTTGAATAAAACCCAGTCGATCTTATGGCCTGGTGCTTTTTTATCAATATAACTGATAATATCGTCTAGAAAGACATATTTACCCCAAAGTTCTGGATATGAGGACTCATGTATTAAAGCATCACCGTCTTCTATGTGAAAGTTACAATAAAGTTCTGTTTTCTTACTGATAAGAACTTTAAATTGTCTCTTCTGTGATTCCACTGTGGTGTAATTTGTATATTTTATAAACTTTAAGACCTTCTTCAATTTCTATTAAAGTGTCTCTGTATAGTTTAGCGTGCGGTAGACTCTCAAATAAACCTACACAAATAGGTCCCTTTTCATCTTGAACTTCAACGCTCCATTTAGGCATAAGTCTGTCATTATAATGAAATGCACGTCTTATTGAATTGCCTAACTCTTGATCGTTAGGATATTGCCTAACATAGGATTCTATTAGTTGCATAAAATTTACTAAACCATTTAACCTTGTGTTCTCTTGCATGTTATATTTATTTGGGACTCAACAGACCCATGCCATATTCCTTTAATCTTTCCCAATAACGATCTTTGACATGCTGATGGATTGGCCTGGGTTTACCGTCTTCGTCAATTCTTACAAATACTATTTTTGTATGGGTTACAATTTCTTGCATTCCTGTATAAACACTATGTTTTCTAACCTCAATATAAAGAGTGACTGAAGTATTACCGAAGCCCACAACTTCACCGTATACTTTCAATATGCTTCCAACTTTAACAGGTTTCTTAAAAACCAATTCGTCAATTTTCAGTGTAACTATTTTCTGCGTGTCACATATCTGTGATGCATAACTGGCAGCAGCGTCATCTATCAGGCCAAGTAACAGGCCACCAAACATGTTATCATGAACTCCTATATCGCCTTTTTTACAAATATATGTAGTAATCAGTTCCATAGTGATAAGATGTGTGTGATTGCCAAAAAAGTTGCAGTATAAATTACAAAGGTAATTATGAAATCTAAACTCTCTTCCTGTAAAGAAACCGGCTTAAATCTATTTTTGAAATGATAGACAATTCTAGTACATACAGTACCAAATAACATCAATAACACAAATTTCATATTTTCTCTCTCTTGTATAATTCTAAAAGCTCGTCTGAAAAGTTTTCATAGTCCATGTCAAATTTATCCGACATCGCATTTACTATATTCATGTTAGTATATGGCGAATTATCTGGTTCAGACCATTTTCTTGTCGTTTTTATGTAGTTATAAAAAAGGACATAGGCATTTGACTTTTTAACATATTCTACTGGGTCAATGGGCAGATTCCACTTGATAATCATTTCAGTGGTTCTCTTTTCATTGTCAAGTTCTAAATCTCTTGCAATTCCAATTGCCCAATCTATATCTTCATGATCTTCGCCGGCCAACCAATTCCACATGATTGATGAAGCCCTTTCAGATTCTGTCCAGAGTGGTATCTGATCTAACCATTGGGTCATATGACAGTATTCATGTACCATAAGGCCTAAAAAATCTTCTCGACCTTGAGCAAATGCTAAAATTGGAGGTTTAGCATTATCAAAGAAACCGCCACACTTTACCCCGTCGGTAAGTTTAATGTAACTTCTTTTGTATGGTTTGAATTTGACTCTATGTTTCTTGCATTCACTTTGAACATGGTCTATAAATGCCTGTGTATTTTTATCCATAATTATCTTATCAAGACGACGTGACCTTGTTCAGAATGATTGAAGCCTTTATCATCTGTGTAATTTAGAGTCCAATGATAAACCCCATTTTCACAATAATAGCCACTACCATCATTTCCATTCCATGGGGCTAAGTTTGTTGAGTAGTGAACAATCTGGCCCCATCTGTTATAGATTTTTAGTTCTGGCTGATATACTGATAAACCTTTAATTTCAAAGGCATCATTATATGTGTCACCATTAGGTGTAAAAGAATTAGGTGCAAATAGTCTATGACACGCTTCAGTATTAACGGTCAGGTAACTTTTTTCACCTTTACAACCTACTGAATCGGTACCAAAAACCTCAATATAATGATCCATTGACGAATCCGGCCAAATAACTTGAAGTTCAAAGTCATCGTCGTTTTGTAGTTCACCATCTACTCTCCAGGTATAGATAACACCATTCAGATCAGACATTACGTATGATTGAGAAAGCAGATCTCTGCAGAAATCTAAGAAAACACCGTTATTTAGTATAGTTTCAGCAACCGGTGGTTGCATAATACTTATCTGTATACTATCTGTTATTTGACACCCATACACATTTACAGAGTATGTTGCATAATAGTCGCCAGGCGTCTCGGTTGTAAATGTATTAGCTTCTATATTAAAACCAGACCATACACCACCTGCTGGCACTGAGAAAAGGTTAATTGTACTACCTGGGCATGCAGCATATGGTACACCTAAAATTATATAGGGTTCAACAACAACAATTGAGGTATCTACAATTGGACCAATGCACCCATCTGCTGTTGTTTCTTGTACTGACAATGTATATGTACCAGGTACATCACCCCAATAAACCTGTGCTGTATTTAGATTTGATGATAATACTCCACCTCCTGTAAGTTGCCAATTATATGTAGAACCGGGTGTAAAGTTAACGGAATAGTTTAGAGTTTGAAAATAACAAGTGGTATCAGTAGTAATTGATATTGGTGAAGTGTCAACATCACCACCAGCAATTGTGCCGTTAAAAGCCTGAAAGGGTGGATCAAAACATAATTCATTACCCCAGCTACCCATTGTACCATCAGCATAAGGTGTTATTTCAATTAAGAGGGAAAGAGGGTCACAGTCATCTGATACTTGTAGTTGAATACAGAATGTCCATAAACAATTTGTTCCAAAGTCACCCCAGTCGTTTCCTGGATTACCATCAATAATGCCCTGTGGCCCTTCGTAAAAGTAACCTGGCCCTACTGTTAATGTTCCAGCATTATTAGTCACAGACTCTAACCATAACCAACCTTGATCGACTTCAACTCCTCCACAATCATCAGGACCTGATGTAGGTGTGTATGATACCCAACCGGGACCTAAATTTATACCAAAACCTTCTATCCAATTTGAGCCAAACCCCGTATCCCAACCAGACATCGTGTAACATACATTAACAATTGTACCTGGTTGATAGGTGTTATTTACAGGTGGTGGCACTAGTACTACAGACTGGTTACCAGCACATTGTGCTATGGTAAGTGCTGGTACCAGTAAAAGTAGAATTAGAAATATCTTTTTCATTGATTAACAATTTGAACGTTATCATATGCTGCACATTTAGGGTGCTTAGAAACACAACTGGTTACTAATACTAAAGCTGTTAATGTAGCAATAATATACAAAAATAAGGTAGTAGACTTTTTCATAATTTTAATTTAATGGTTAACTTTGTAATAAACTTCGCTTGTAACTATATAATTTCTAGATCTTTCAACTATTTTTCTAACTAGGGCAAGATCCTCTCCGTCTTTATTTTCATCAAATAGTACATTATCAAATTTGTTTTTGTAACAAAATGATATACCTATATTGCCATGTATCAATGCTTCATTTCCAAAACCCGGAACAACATGACCAGATTCAAAGACCATTCTCCATATCACAAGATCTTTATCTGAGTACTTGTTAAAAAGACGCTCAACATAATCTTGATGAATTGTATCATCATCGTCTAAAAAACCTATCCACTCTGTATCAGCAATCCTTAAACCATGGTTTCTGACCAATCCAGACATACCGTGATATTGACCGATTGAACCTGTTTTTTCAATTTTGATACACTTTATGCGATCATCTGCATAGTTTACAATATCAACACCATCAAAAACAACTATACACTTCCAGTTTTTATTTGTTTGGGCAATTAGTGAATTTATAGCCCTCTGTAAGGTAGGTCTACCTATTGTAGGAATTATAAATGTTATCTCTGTCATATTACATATACAAGAAATGGTCGTTGTCGTCTTCAAGGTCCTTGTCAGTGACTACGTTTTTTCTCCACCATTTTGAAAATCTAGTCAATGGTTTTTTACAGGCTACATGTTCACCTACAACATATAAGCCGATTACAGTAGCATATAATATAATGAGTATTCCGATAAAAAGTCCCATATCAATAAAATTTACGTTTAACTATAGTTATGGTATCACCTACTGAAACAGGTCTTCTAAGACTCATTTCTAAATTACAGTCAGTCTTTACCTTCCATTTAGGATCCACCTGGGCTACACTAATTGAGCCAATGGGATGATAGGTCACTTCTGTAATAGTACATGTTATGTTTTCGTCTTTGTATTTTGCTGTACATGAAGCAAGTACGAGTAATGAAATATAGATCAGTTTTTTCATGGTAATAAGTCGTCTATTTCCAGTGACGATTCTGTCGTTAAGGTGTATTTACTGTTTTCAGTGTTGAACCATATACTACCATCTTCATTTTCTCCAAACTCTGTAATGGTTGTTGTAAGCCACGTATAAGACATGTGATTGCCATCAAGTATACAACTGAGGCCAATCGCAGGCTTATCGTGTCGTTCCTTATACTTACCGTCTTCGTTCCATTCAATCCAATCTACAATTTGACCTATTCTGATCAAACCGTCGTGTCTTGTTAATTTGAATGTATTGGTTAACTTGACTGGTATCTTAACTTGCTCTATTTTGTTTTTCTTTTTATCCATGGAACATGTATATGCCGTTTGCTATAAAAAGACCTACAGCAAATGCTGATAAGATCATTCCCCAAATTCTGGCTTTTTTCTTGTCTGTTACAAAAAAGCCAATTGTCCAAGATGCAATCATTGCGATCCATCCGATAATGTTACAAATAGTAAAAGTGCTCATATAGTTTATATTAAAGTGTTTTCTTTTGTTTCTGAATAATACAGCAATGTTGGGTTATCTTTATGGATATCAGGAATGTCTCCCTGTAACTCCATGTACTTTCTAAATTCAGACAAGTTAAATGGTCTGGTAATCATGTGAAAGCCATTTACAGTAGGAATAATGCCTATCAACTTATCTCCGGTTGGCTGCAATCCAATGATGAGTTTTTCTATTTTATCGAAATCATCAAATGGCTTCATGTCGATATCGATTATCCAGGTTTTGACCTCTTCTGAATGAAACTCGCCAGCAATACTGTAATAAAGCTTACGGATATTGTATTGTTCAGAAGCAATCATTTGGGCCATTCGGGCTAACATCTGCAGTGCAATCTTTTTATCACTACGTCTATTCAGTCTGATATAGGCTCTGGCGTTGTTTCGTTCACAAACATCAATGATTCTTTTTTCATAACGCTCATAGTCTTCCATGCTGTAGACACAGAAGTTATCGATGTTGCACATATCTTTGCCCATCGTTGGGTTATCTTTCCTGCGCTTGAAGATCTGTATAAAATAGAATTTATCGGGATCGTCAAATTTTAGCAGTTTTCTAATTATTTGAAAGTTGTTCATCTGAAATAATTTCTCTGGCGTTTATAATAAAGTCTGGGTTAACATACCAGTTATGGTAAGGTGCACGCGCATACTTTTCAATAGAACAATAGACGTCTTTATACTTAAAGCAGATTGTAGCCTCTTCTACTGTCTGGTCGTTTTCAGTATATTTAGCCTGAACTAAATATCTGTTGTTCTTGTCCATGTAATGCATCAATCGTTCCCAATGTTCTGAGTCAATGTTTGGGTTGCCAAAAGCTTGATACTCTTCAAAATAGCATTTAAGTTCTTTTGCGATCATGTCACGTTGACCCTGCGTCAAATACTTATCGTAGTTGTTGATAAGATCAGAAGGCCACATTGCCGAAGCAATAGTTTGGCGACCCATGAAGTACCTCATACTGGACCAGACCAACGTCCATTCCCAATCTGTAAGTACTGTCTTTTCAATTTTCTTTTTAGCCATTGTGTTATTGTTATGGTGTAAACATAACAAAGGTCTTTGAATAATCAAAGACCTTTGCTGAAAACTTATAAATTACTTCTTTTTAACTTCCAGTACCTTGTAAAACTTAGTATCTGGACTTTCTGTCATTTTAACATGAAGTAGTTTCATGTCGCCGACGTTAAACATTTGAAAATCTTCGTCCATACAAAGATCTCCGACTTGTACCTGGTTAATGTCATCATCTGCAGTGATGAACATGTCTTCTAATTCAAATTCTAGTATCATGTTATTTGTGTTTTTGGGATTTAAAGTTTTTAAGAGTTTCTCCGACTTGATATTTCTGATTGGAGTAAAAGGCAATGCCACATTCTGTAGTGTACATATACTTGTTCTTGGCGTCACCCTCTTCAATTGTTTTAACTGTACAGTCAAAGTGCTTTTCTGTCGTGTCAATCGGGTTATACTGATGAATAGGGTTCTTACAGTCACCTTTATGGGAGCCCCAGGAATTATTACCAATGCCTACTCTAATATATTCACAACCATCAAGTGTATAAATCTTAAAACGTTGAAGGTAATACCTAGAATTGCTATCTAATGTAGAACCAGGTTGTTCAACTTGATTTTCCTTATAGTCAGGATTGCAGCTAGTTAATATAAAAGCCATCATTGCAATAAAAAAGATAGAGAGCAGTGTACCTAGTATTTTTATGTCTGTTTTTTCTCGATTTGTCATGGTAGGTATTTTTGTAGTTTTGAAATAAAGGCATCATGCAACTTTTTCTTTAGGCCTATTTTTACATCTTTGCCGAAGTTGTTATGATCCCAGTTCGTCGTTAAGTATGCATGGATCTCATCGTCGATAACATCTTCAGTGTAGCCCATTTTCATGAGATTTCTCTTAAACGTCGTGTACGTGTTCTTGTTGATAGTTTTAATCTCTTCGATTATTTTATTTGCTGCTTCACGATACTCTTCATTTGTGTAATAAAGGCCATGTGAAACCTCATGTGTAAAAGTAGGACTTTCAGTATCTGGTACACCGATGACATATGCAGGCCCTTCCTTTTTCATCTTTTTTAATTGCGAACAGATAGTAATCAACGTTTTATCATAAGGTGACTGAATTTCTTTTAGACCAGTTGTACACTCTTCTAATACGTCAAATGGTATATTAAAGCCTGCCCAATCCGTTGGGTAAGTAAATGAGCCATTTCGTTGACGACTGTACCAATCAATAAATTTCCAGATGTCGAAATGCTGACCTCTAAATTCTATGTTAGGTGATTCGTAAAATTCTTGTACTCTGCAAAAAGTCATTGCCAGTTCATATTCGTCTTTAATAATAACTGCAAATACGTTTGCTCTTACCTGTTTAATTCTGTAATTCATGTTCTATTACTTGTTTAAGATGGCGGCAACTTCTGTGGTACATAAAACCAATGCACTCACAGCTGTTACCAAGTTTATTATCGACAACTACACGATATGTTTTTCCACTTTTGCTGTTAATCGTGTGCTCACTTCTTTTATGTGGCACTGGCTCTTTTTTGCCGATAATTTGAATATCTTCCATTTTAGTGCCCTTGGGTACTTCAATCCAGGCTGGAACGACGTATGTTTTACCGCTTGCTGGCGAATCGATAATAGCGAAACTGCCATTGAAAAGTACTTTCTCTATAGGTATTTGTATCATGTTGTAAATATACAACAAAGGGTTAAGACTCTAGAGCTTTTAGCTGGTTTTGTGTTGATCAACCTTCATTGTGATTACACGAAAGATTATGACAATTGCAGCTGCAGCATCTACTATACGAGTCCATGTCCCAAATTGCATTGGGTCCCAGGTTAAATTAACGTATGCTGATGCTAAATAAAAGATGCCTAAAACAATGGCAGTTCCAGTTAGTTTTCCTAAAAATCGTATCATTTTATCTGTTGTTTTATGTGTTCCACTAAAAGCTCTTCGTTTCTTGAATAAAGATCTAGTAATAAGCTACGCTGAACAGCATGGACATGTCCTAGTTCAACGCCTTGTTTTTTCATTCTGTCGCTAAGTAAGAATATCAAATTTTGAACTACAGTATATTGTTTTCTGTCGTTCATAGACGATATCACGTTTTTTATCCAATTTCTGATGTCACCCCAGTGATTGCTTATTGCTGCCATATTATTTTAAGAATGTCATGTTTTCGGATGCATTGATTATTTCAAAGAATCGTCTGACGATAGTCTTATCAGTTACAGTATTGAGCTTATCTGTCAGTAACTGGGTGATACCCATAGTGGCAAAATCTGGCGTGTTACCCCAAAGCACGTAATACTGTCTTTTCAGTTTTCTGGACTTGCTAGAAAACGGAAAGCCAAAGTCATAGGGCTTTGTTTGATGGTAACTATCATACTTAGGCACATTATAACTTTGTATAAGCGCAAAGTGTTTACCAAAAACTTCCGCTTCGATAAGGACAGTACAGCTGCCGATTTTCGGATGTGTAACTTTCATAATTTATAATATGTGCGCCTACTAGGGCTCGAACCTAGGACCCGCAGATTATGAGTCTGCTGCTCTAACCAACTGAGCTATAAGCGCTATTTGCCGTCAGGACAGGATTCGAACCTGTATATCTGCCAATTTACGTTGTTTAGGTTCATACCTTACAGTGCGTTACCATTCCACCACCTGACTATTTGTACCCTCTGAGAGACTCGAACTCTCACCCGAAGACTAGATCCTAAGTCTAGCGCGTCTACCAATTCCGCCAAGAGGGCATGAAATTTCAATGAGTGTTAATCTCATCTTCTGTTGGTTCCATTTTGTACTCAGAGAAGGACTTGCACCTTCACGTAACCAGGATACGACCCGGTATACTCGTTTCCTTAGCGTCTTCTATCGGACTCTTGCAATAGTCTCGCTTCCGCCACCTGAGCGTTATTTTACTCTTGTTCGATGATGATGTTACCACTAACCTCAACTAGTTTACCAGATGCAGCATTCGTGAAGTAATAACCGTCACTATGCTCTTCACTGATCACTTTACCGGTTGAATGATAGGTAATAACTGTATCACAGCTAACTACTTTAACTGTAAACTTGTCGCCGTAACCGCCCATTTTACTCATGGTAGCATCGGTACAGCTTGCCATTGCAAAGGCCAAGATTAAGGCTGTGATTAAAATCTTTTTCATATTGTTTTTATTATATGGTAAAAATAACAAAGGTCTCTGAATAATCAAAGACCTTTGCTGAAAACATGTTGAATGATACTAATTACCACCATTCGTCATTCGGATAGATTCTGTCTATGAATGTACCCAGGTTTTGACTATATAAACTGTTTGTGTAGACATTGGCAGTCTCGTTACTTTCACCACTTCTCCAAAAAACAAAGTCTGAATATTCGTTGTAATCTGGATCAGTTGTTATCTGTTCAATAAAAGAACCTTCATTTGTGTACACATATGCATCATCTGAATTTGCATCAAAGATTAAAATTCTAGAACCCATAAAACCCGATGAAAGGACAGCTCCTGACGGTAGAGTAATAGCTGTTATGCTATCATTTTTTATAAAAAATACATCACCTGAAGCGTCATTTCCGACACAATACGCAATGGAGTCAGTTTTCCATGTAGAATTGCCATAAAGCACGGTATTAACATTGTTTGAGACTAAAGTTAAGTCATTAGTTGTTTGATTAACCCTGTACAAATCACCGTTATCTGAGATAAGTAAAGGTAGACCAGTTGATTCATAGTAATTAGGATTGTTACCTGCTGTAAGTAAGTCAGTAGCGACACCGGTTAAACTGTTTCTATAAACAAAAGTCCAGTTTCCGCTATCATCGCTAAATGCTTGGATAAAGTTTACAAGATTACCTGAAACAAACAAAGCGTTTGCATAGAATATATCAGCTTCTGAGATGAAACTTTCACCAACAGCAACAGACTCAAATGAAAGGTCATTATTTGACGTGTTCCATGTGAGTAACTGCAAAGTTCCTTCGCCAATGCTGAACGTAAATATATTAGATCCTAGCATTGACATATTTTCTGCAAATGTGGAAATCGCTATCGTCCATTGGACGCCACTTGGCGATATAGAAGTAACATCTAACGGGGAGCCTATGCCGTATATCATGCTGTTGTTGATGGCAATATCATTCTCTGGTTGAGTAACTACAAGTAAATTATTTCCATTAAGTGGTGAATAAACATATGTTGTAGATGGCAAATCATCCTGATACCATATAGCACCTTCTTTAATACCGAAATAGACTAATTGTGTAACACCACCTTCAAGGTATTTAATATACATATAAACATCGTCTGAAGAACCAGTAGTCTCATATTTTCCAAAATATTGAGAATTAGAGCTAAAGTAATTTATGTTAGAAATATCAAATCCTTCATTCAGAAACTGTGAACCTATATCATGTAAAACGTTTCCACTGTAGTCAATTACTTTGATTTCTTGTGTTGCACCTGTATCATCATTTGCTGATATTACTATAATTTTATCGACTGAATTATCAATATTTACGTATGTCGAGTTTGGATATGTAGCCTGGACCCAGTCAATTGTACAGCCTGGTTGTGGTGTGTACAATAAAGTTTTTTCTCCAGTTAAAACGTCTAATGCATATAACTCAAGGTTACCATCATTTAAGTGTCCAAATCGATAGATCGACTTTGTTCCATATAAATTGTCATCCAGATTAAAACTAGTATTACCCTGATAGTTATCAAACGTAAACGTTTGTTCTATATCTCTGTAGAATGTTTTTATTTCAAACGCACCATCATTGTCCATGAAAAAAGAGACCAGACCAACTGCAGCTTCTGGGTCAACATCATAATCGTTAAAAACGACAGAACCACTGGTCCATGCTAACTCACCCTTACTGTTAACGTAACTCAGTATAGTATCATCACCACCATCATCGTTTTGAAATTCAAATCCTATGCCGTAACCGTTTGTTGGATGTGCATAATCATCATAGATGTTCGGTGAGATATCGAATGAGATAGGTACCGACCATTCATTTGTTTCAAGTGAAAATTGAGAGTAGTGGTAAGACGGGACACCTTCTACAGTATCTCTAAACAATGCGTAAATTAAATCAACAGGTTCAGTGTATAAAGAACCTCCACCTCCTGTTCCTCCTCCACCGCCTAATCCTGTTGTCCCAAGACCTGCTGCAACTGCGGGTGGTGTAACAGGTGTATTTTTAACTGCTTCATGTAAAGCTCTTCTCTTTACATCTGACCAAACTTGTATGCTTTGTCTTCTTACGCTTTCTAGGTCTCTCGCCATTATTCTTTAATTATTTTTGCCGTAAATTTACCATCACGATTTGACTTTTTCCAGTCATTTGCCATTTCCTTTCCATCAACCAAGATAGCACAGCTTTTAGGTTCTGTAATTGTAAACTCTTTTGATCTTTCCAAAACCTTTTGAAGTAGTTCAGTTTTTGTGGTGTTTTCTGTAACTTCAACATGAACAAATAGGCTTCTAGGTCTTAGGCCTTCTTTGTCATGTATCTGTAAATTAAATTTAATGAACATGTGGTTATTTCTTTTTTATATTTATCTCTTATTTAAGATTTTAATTGCTTTCTCATAATTGCAACCACTTTGAAGCATAGCATCCATGTCCTTGTGCAAGCTTTTTCCAGTCTCTTTTATACTATTGACAGGTTAAAAGTTTATATGCTATTTCGTAATGTCCGGCACTGTCTTCAAGTGCACGTTCAACTGCATCAATGCTTTTGCCGGTTTCTTTGTATAATTGCATTGCTGTTGCAGTTGTTAAATGTTCGCGGATTGTCAATTTAACTTGTTCAACATGCTCGTGTGCCCCATCCGGCCCAATCTGGAAATCATCGGAAACGTAGGGTGCAATCGGGACCATGACAAGATCCCATGTTGTTTCCTTGTCAGTGCAATTGTATTTGCCGTCAATCGTAAATTCTGCAGTTTCGTATCCACCGTCATGGTTCTCCACAACACATATAACAGGCTGGCGTACATTGCTCTTAAGAACCAGATACTCCACCACCTTCATGCCCGAAACTGTTTCTAATCTGTACTTCGACTGATCGAAGAGGTCTATTCTAAAATTACGCTTCATCTTTATATTGTTTTAAGTCATTGATTGAGGTTGCCTTGGTAACACGTTCGATCCAGGTAGCGACTTCAGCAACTGGGACCCAACCTTTAACTGTGTCATTGCCAAATTCGAACCAATCGCCTTTTTCATTCCATATTGCAATTTCTGCATCAGGTGATTTGACGATTTCCATTTGCATTTCAGCATCGTATACTGTTGACATTGATTTTCTGGCACAATAGTTCATGTTGCCGATTTGGACACTAATGGTCAATTCATTCGGGAATGTCATCTGAAATCCCTTGTTTCTAGTTATTGCTATCATGGTATTTAATTAAAGAATAAAATTTGTACATTGCCTTCACGGAAGTCATTGCTTATAATGACGCCATCGAGGTGTTTTCTGTCTTTTACATCTATGTTATACCATTTGGCAACATATTCGTATTTTGCTGAATTTGCAAAACCAATAGGTTCATTTCGACACATGCTGCCAACGGTGTAGCCGTTTTCTTTTAGATACTCTTCTGCTTCACGAATTGCCGTAAATGTACCAGTTGATGTAAATTCTAGAATTGTCGTAATTTCACGACCAAGATAAGTTTCTCCAGTTTTCATATTGTGTTTGATTATGGTGTAAATCTACAATGAAAAACTTAAACCTAATAGATATTTGCAGTTTTTACAGCCAGCCTTTTCTTGCTAGAAAATTAAGAAAAGAACGGGTTTGACCAACTCCAGAGACGCCTATTTCTTTCTTTAAAGCCTTTACTGAATCCGGGTTTCCCAGATGCATTGCCTCAAACCATGACATACTGTCCCAAGTATCGGTGACCCAGGGACTAACCCTCTTATCAGTGAACTCGATCGCGAAGTCTTCATATAACTCTTCGCTACCTTTTTTATATAGGCGTGAAGCCTCAAAACAAAACTCATCTGTTTCCCAGACTAGACCACGATACTCCGCAAAGTCACCGTCAATTTCATATTGTACGTTTGGTTCAACGTCTTCAGTTTCGCGTCTATACCAGACGCCATTGATTTGTATTCTGTCTTCCATTTTTTATGTTGTATTACCTCTATTAAAACACACTCTCAAGCATTCTACTTCCCGCCCCTACAAAAATGTAGCACGAAATTTGTATCTTACTTAGCCCGTCGTTCGCGGTATGGGTACTTGAGTTTATGTGTTTGTAGTCAGGACAGGATTCGAACCTGTATGATAACTTATGAGCTGAACTTTACGGGTATTTCGAGGTTACTCAATATTATCTTTACTATTAACCTTTATTCATGCGTCTACCAATTCCGCCACCTGACTAATAATCTATTTAATAACTTCAGGGAGAGGAATATAGATGTTTGTATTACTAGAATAATCCTCACCTACTACTTCTTCGCTATCCCAGTTGATTAAATCTTCTGGTAAGTCAAACATAGTGGCTTCATTATCTTTACCTAATAGGATTTTTAATTCTTCAGCGGTTGGCTCTCTCAGTAATTCAACTTCAACCTCTTGTGTTCTGCTAAATTTTAGTTTCATATTTATTTGTTTTGCAGTCAGGACAGGATTCGAACCTGTAACCGTAGCAGAGACGGTGCACATCGGGAGGAAACAGCGTCTACCATTCCGCCACCTGACTGTATATTGGAAAAACTTGACTACCATACGCGTTAGTATGGTCAAGAATTGAATGACGGTTTGTTCCCCGTCACCTGATGTCGTGCACAACAGAGCAGGATCTCCTACATAGCTACCCGGGTCATGATAACTCTCGATTTAGGTTGCGATCCTGTGAGAGCCGGGTTCCCTTTCAACGATGCTTATTCGTCCTATGTTAGTCCCTTTTTCCAATTTGTAGCCGAGGCGGGAATCGAACCCGCACATGAATTGATTGCAAATCAATCCGTCTACCATTGACTTCCGGCCAATTTTAGTCTAAGTAATAGGCTCTATCAATTGAGCTATACCTAGATATAGTACCGAGGACGGGAGTCGAACCCGTACGGCCCAAAGGCCACTGGTGTTTAAGACCAGCATGTCTACCAGTTCCACCACTCGGCCAGTATACTATATCTTCTTCCTTAACCTCTTCAATTTAGCCTTGAGTCGATTAGTCTCTAATTTCCTCAAGTACGGACCATGATTATAACCAGTATAGCCCTCTGGCCCCTTCCACATCATCTTCCATTCCGTCTTGTCCTCTTTAAGAAACCTTAAACGCTCTTCTATCTTTTCAATTTCTTTCTCGATATCCATTTCTTTATTGTTATAGTGTAAATATAACCCAAAGTCTCTCAACCCGAAAGCATTCTTCTGCTTTTATCAATTGCATAGGTTTTGCAAAGCAATCTGTTCTTCTAATGTTAACATATTCCAGGTATTATCTTCGATATTTCCCATAATCATCTAAGTTTATCCTTGTTTCGTTAGTATCTGCTCCTCCGTATGTTTGTTCGTAGTATTGAACATCTGTTATTGGATATTCCTTAACTTCAAAAATTTGAGCATCTCTAAAAGTGGATTTAATCTGCTCACGTTCCATTTGCAGTGCATGATTAAATAAGATGTCTACGTATTCCTTAGATTCTTTATCTAAATAAGGGTATGTAACATCTTTGAACCATTGAACTGCTGTTTGTTTACTCATAAGTTTAAGTATTTCCCCACAAGTTCTACTTGACCTTGCGGGTTAGTTATTGTTTTAGGTTTTAAGTTAGAACTTCCATAATCTAAACCAAATGATTCATTAGATGAAAGTTGCATCATCTCACACTCAAAATGAGTAGGTGCAATTTTTTCAACATCATCTTGTATATTCCAACTAAATGATGGAAGCAATGGTACTCCTTCAAGGATAGGTGCATCTGATAGTGGTAGGTGTGCCAATACTTTGAATTGATTATCATCGTCATCATACACACCTGCTATTATTGCATTTAGATTTTTGTTAAAAATGGTATCATTACCAGTTTGCTCTGTTATCTCCTCATCACTTAGGATAAGAGCATACTCTTCTGTGTAAACGATTTCTTTTTCCATAGTTACTTTTCTTGTTCTTATAGGGCTAATCTAACCCGAAGTCTCTCAACCCGAAAGTCTTTTGCAGTCTTTCCGTCTCTTTTACAAGTGCAAGACCAGTAGACTAGATGCCCAAGGCCTAATCGTGCGCGTGTCGCCCTTGCGCGTGTAGACCGGTAATGTAAACAACAGTTCTGACACGCAAAAGACTCCTACTGTTTTCTCTCCGCATTTTCTGCAAGCCCCCAAAAACTGGCCATCTCTGACCAGTTCACAGTGTGTTTTTATTGTTTATAGATTTTATCTGAAAACTACCGAAATGCGCCTTTCTTTTACAGGTTCTATTGCGTGCTGCCATTCAGTACGATACTCTCCGGTTAGCAATAACGCAGATCGGTTAGGAAATTCAAAAGACACCACTTCCTCATTTTTCTTTAGACTAAATGTAATAGGAGTTAAAATGCTAAGGATTAATGTATCATCATCGCCTAAATCAATATGATATTTTATGAAATCTTTCGGCTTGTAAATGTTGATAGTATAATCTTTCGGAACAAATTTAAGTATGCCTAATTTAGTAAATTTATTTGCTAAATCTAATAAATATTGCGGAACTTCTGCAGAAACTAAATTGTTGTTATATTTTGAAACTCCATATCGTAATATCTTTCTGCTATACTTTTTCGTAAGATCCGGTATGGCTTTGTTCAATTCAATTTCTTCCTCTATTGATATTACATCTCGGTATAAGTAATCATCTAAATTAAACATAAGTTGGTATAATTCCGCTATTTTCTGCGAGTAAAAGAGTAATTTCAGGATCTGCTATTACAGAATTTGAAAAGGTAGCATTCATTACTTTTGGAGAATCTACATCTGTAGTCCCAATATAACCACCAAGACCGTCAGACTGAAGAAATGCACTAGCTCCATACGAAGTACAAAGCGGCAGGTTTAGTGTCATCGGAGAATCAGCGGTATTAAATGCACCAAAAAACGCATATTCTCCAACCGCGGTTACGGATGGCAATTGAACTTCTTTGAGTTTAGTACAAAAATAAAAATCATTTATGAGAACTTCTGCTAGCGCAGGTAAAATGACGGTTTCGAGAATAGAACATTGATAAAATGTATTACCATTGGATTCTACGATTGTTCCTGTATCAACGATTGATATAAGATCTTCGCCAAGGCCTAGGCCTCCTTCAAATATACCATTAAACGCATCAGGGTCCAATGTTATATTTGAACCTCCACTTAAATATATTGTGAAATTTGGTTCATCCACGCTAATTGATGTATATGGATTTCCGGCGCCTACTATTGCAATGTTCCAATCAGGCAAGCTATCAAACCCGTCTGCTAAAAGTGCATCCACCGTATCAAAGTTGGAAAAAACCAGGGTAAGGTCTCCAGACGGAGCCGGAGGGTCCGGCGGATTAATGACACCGCCGCTACCGGTACCACTGGCACCTGCAGCATCACTGGGATTTACACTGGTCTGTCTGAACGTTTCATTAAGTGCACGCCTTTGCGCAGTAGCCCAGTTCTGTAAGCTGGCCTGTCGAGCTTGCTCCATGGCTTGATGTCTATTCATGTTGTTATGCTTTTATTTAGTATATTTATCTGCACGGTGTTTGTTTACCATGTTTAAACACTTCTTACCACGTTTTAACACGGTTGACGAAATAGTGGCCTACAGAGCCGTGAACTCCTGGCCCCGTATCGTGCGCGCGTCGCCCTTGCGCGTGTAGACCGGTAATGTACTATCATAGTATAATAGTATCTTAGTATCATAGTATGTCCGGCAGCGGCAGCAACAAATCGGGATGGGTTGTGGGTGCCTTCCAGGTCATCTCTTTCTGGATGTTGCCCGTCCTAGTTTAAACCCCTCCCTCTTCTCTGACTGTTGGTCCGCGTGTGCGTGCGTCGTGCGCGTACTGCCTGGCGGGCAAAACTCAGAAAACAGGGTCGGGTAAGCATTTTCGGGGACTTGGTCCGGACTTGGTCCTAGACTAGACCCCTGGTCCGGTCTTAGACTACTGGGTTACCTGCTTCAGTCCAGCATTCCGCGTCGTCTCCTTCTAGCCAAACTCGAATGGCCTCGTCACTGGTAGCTTGGTCGTAGGCCTTTTCAAGTTCTCTGTAGAACCGTCTACAAAGGCCTGTTCTCCATTGCTCACCATTAGCGTGAATCAGGCTTGATAGCTCACTAGCCGCGATGAGATCCAGGCAATTCTCTTGTCCATAGATTCTTATACCACAGGTATTCTCGTGACAGTAG